TTAAATCATTAGCGTCTAACAGATATCTGATATTTAATTCGTCAAAATATTCGACAATCCACAACAATTCATCAGAAAATATTGTTTTCTTTTTATACTCATTTAATTCATTTTCAATTTTTTCTTTCGGTAGTAAAAATTTTACCACCCTGCCACATTTTTTACATATACAATACACAGTTATAGCGTCATTTTGCTGAGTGTCCTCATTTTCAGAAAAAATGATATTTTCAGTGCCGCATTTGCAATTTACTTTATATGCAAAAAGTTCTTGATATGATTTCTTTTCCATAATTACTCCTTATTTTTTCCAAGATAATAGCTACAAAAATTCTTAACATTACAATATTTATTACATCGTTTATCAACGCCAGGTCTTATATCAATTCTGTATTTATTTTTAGTATCATTTAGATTTTCGATATAGATTTCCGCTTCTGATAAACTATTGCATAATGATTTTGCTGATTTGTTCTTATTTTTCATGACAGCATATTTTGTTTGTTTAGACCACCGTTCTGATTCGTTACAAATGTGAGGATGTTGATGTGCTGTGATTCTCTCCCGGATAAATTCTAATGTAGTTTCATTATCCCAGAGATTAAGAGGAATGACTTTTATAGGCTCTTGAGGATAGGCAGATTTTCTGTCTGCCTCTTCTAAAGACCAATTATTGAAAACCAAAATAGCTCTAATTTCATTTACAGGCAATCCGGTTGTTCTACATAGATATGCATAGATATTAAGCTGCTTTTCAAACTCTTCATAATCATGAAAAATATATTTCCAGGTAGAACAGAATTTGTAGTCATCAATTATCCCGTCTTTGTACATATCTATTTGCCCGGAAATTATAACATTGTCTATAACAGCCCGTAAACGCTCCTCAGACAAGCTATTATCAACATTTTGATTATTTAGCACTGCATGCATAGCCTGTCCCATTAACGCCCATATACGCTCGCTAGCGTCCTCCGTGATCTGAGCAAAATGCTTTTTTTGCAAATATCTTTGATACGCTGGTTTAAGCAATTCAGATACGGTAAATTTTTCCTCCCCTGTTTTAGACGCTGTATAGTTATACTGAAACGCATGAATAGCAGATACAATAGCCTCAGGTAAATTATATTTGTTAGTTATTTGCATACGCTCACCTTTCTATCAGTTAATTTATTTTTAATCTGGTCTGGTATTGTATATATACGAGCATAATAATGTATGCAGTACACACACCGGCTACTATGACTATACTGATGTTTACAATCTTTACAGGTCATTTCCAATTCTCCTGATTATATTCTCTGTCGCCACAATACCAGATGATGTGACTTTAGTAACTGGTATAGCCTCTCCGGTGGGGATGACTTTTTCTTTTACCTCAAAATATCCTGCGTCAATAAATTGTTGATATGGAACGTTATTGGTTTTTAAATAATTATTATCTCTCAAAAGCTTAAATAGTCTATTTCTACCAGTGCCGAATAGCTTTGCAACTTCATCCATATCATGTAAACCTTTTGAGGAAATAAATATATCATAACTAACGGCCTTTGGTTTCATTTTCTCAATTTCTAGCTGCAATATATTGATCTTTTCTTGTTGATAAATCATAGCTTGATGTATAAGCAATTCTTTTTCAAGCTCAGTTTTAACTGCGAATTTTTTTTCGCAGGCAAGTTTTATCGATGTAACTTGATATTCATTTAAATAAGTTTTCACTTTCTCTTTTACTATATCAGGGAATAACTCTTTAACTTTTAATTGTATAGTACGAACATCAAGATTTAAAACTTCTGCTAATTCTTTAATAGTCATAGTTTTTTCTTTTTCTAAATCATTCATCATTTGTCCTCAATAATATAATTTTTTATTTCTGGAAAATTTTTGATCATGTTATTAATAGTAGAAAGTTTAAGATATTTTCTATCTATATACGCATATATAGTAGCAGCAGACCTATTTATTTTTACCGCTGTCTCAGCTGGACTTAGTTCTGTCTCTCGAAAAAATCTTTCCCAGTCGATTGCTTTCATAGTAATGTATTTCATAAATACTCCTTTCATATTAATTATACACCAATTATATAAAATGTCAAGAGAAATTATAAAATAATATAGAAAATATTTGAGTACTATAATAAGTAAAAAATATAAAAATAATTAAAAAATATATAAAAAAACTCTTGACAAAATATAAATATGTGCTATACTATTAATTAGATAGGAAATAAAAACTATCAAAAACAAACAAGGAGATTTATTATGACAAAAGAATTTTTGATTGAGGGATTTAGTAAAACAGGAAAAGAACTTACATGTAAAGCAGAATATCTTAGTGTTGGTCGAGTAAAAACAGAATATCATGTTACATATGCGAGAGATGAAAAAGGTTTGCAGCCTTCACTAGAACTAAAAAAAGCAGAAATAAAAAAAATATTTGGTGTTGATATTCCTACAAAAACCGCATTTATAAAAATTACAAATTATAACGATTATGAAAACTGGAAGAAATTATGTGAAGAAGAAAAAACAGAAGAAGACTACAAAAACACAAAAATAACAGGATATACATACGAGATGGGTTGTGATTGTGCTGATACAAAAAGATTTGAAATATCTATATATTCAGAAAAAATGCGTAATGAATTGTCAAAATATGATGATATTGCCGCAGAATTATTAAAGAAAAATCCAGAGAAATACAGCGCAAAAACCATTCCTTCTAACCTGGGATCATATGGAGGATTAGAAGTTGATGAAGAAAATGTTCAAAACCTATTAGAAGATGCAAAAAAAGCATTAGAGATAAAAGAAAATGAAAAAGAAAATGAAAGACAAAAAAGAGAAATAGATAAAGAAGAAAAAATAACTAATCTAAAAAAATTAGCAAAAGAAACTGGTGAAAAACAGATATATGAGAGATACTCTGTTGAATGCAATGATCCGAATGAGGAATGTGACATTGATAATATTGTTGTATATGTATTGCCAAACGGAGAATTTGAAACAACACGAAACCATACCTGGTAAACAAAATGAGATTATATATCTGTTAGGTGTATAATCTCCAAGTTTGCCCGCTGCCGGTCGGGAAATACCGGCACTATAAAACAAGGAGATTTATTATGAGAAATGAAATTACATTAAAAGAAGGCGAACTAATAAAAATTAGGATAGGATCTAAAATATTTAGATTACAAAATTTTAATGATACATCATTAGAAATATTAAAAGTCGACGATGATGATAGAGATTCTTTAACAATTAATCCTCGGTGCGGGAATGTTATAGAAATATATTAACAATAATATAAACAAGGAGATAATATGTATTATGACATTATTATGATCAACGGCAAAATAATTAGATCGTATGGCAGAGGCGCAGCAGATGCACTTAACAAACATCATATTAATATAATAGATGTTTACAAAATATATCCTGTTATTAAAGGAATTCAAAATGATAATCTATGATGGAATACAAACACGATACAATATTTATTGTAATCTAGTCAACAAAAAACCGTTTGAATTCCCAAATTATGAATATATATCATTTATTGATAGAATTTGTGCAGATTTTAAAAATGATAGAGGTATAAGAATATTACACGATAGAAATCAGGATGATTTTAATAATTACATAATTGAAAACGGACATAAATATCTTGTTAAGGAGTAAAAAATGGTTGAAGAAATAATTGACAACACCTATTTTGATGATTATGACGAAGGAGAATATGAAATAATTGAATGTTGGTCTTGTAATGGCACAGGAGAGGGCATGACTGATTATACTAATTGCCCTGTTTGTCATGGTCGTGGATATGTAGAATATGAGGGGGAATAATCTCTAGTGTTACTAGAGTTATTAAGATCATCGTTGATGGTCAAAATATATGAATGAATAAATAAAGGAAAACTTAATGAATAACAATCAATTAATAACAATTGTTAACAATTCAGGATTAGAAAAAACTAAAGCTGAGTACATATTGGAAAAATTTCAGGATTATTTTAAAATCGCTAGTGAATGGGAAACACGGGCAAAAGGAATTGTTGTCACCAGCGATGATCAAACGGTTGATATGGAAATGGCACGAGTAGGGAGACTATTTCTGCGAGAAAAAAGGATTACAATCGAAAAAACAAGAAAGGAATTGAAAGAGCAATCTTTGCGAGAGGGAAAAGCGATAGACGGAATTGCAAATGTTCTAAAAGCGCTTATAGAACCAATTGAAAAATATCTTGATAATCAAGAAAATTTTACGAAAAATCGGCTTATTGCCGAAGAAAATGAGCGACTTAGACTGGAGAGAGAGCGCTTAGAAAAAGAGGAATTTGAACGAGAGCAAGCGAGAATCAAGGCAGAAATTGAAAAACAGGAAAGAATCAAGGCAGAAAATGAACGATTAAAAAGAGAAGCTATAGAGAGAGAAAAACTTGCTGAGGCTGAAAGAAAAAAACAAGAAAAATTATTAGCTGATGAGAGAGCAAAAGCTGAGATAGAAAAAGCTCATCTAGAAGAAATGGCAAAAAAAGAGAAAGAAAAAGCTGATAAGAAACTCAAAGAAGAACAGGCAGCCAAAGCAAAAATAGAGGCAGAAATGATAGCAAAAATAGAAGCAGAAAAAAGGGAAAAGAGGGAGGCGGAAGAAAAAAGGCTTGCAGAAATTAAAGCAAAAGAGGAAGCCGAACAAAAAGCAAGACAGGCTCCTGATAAAGAAAAATTGATTGTATATCTTAATAATATTAATGAGATAAAAAAACCAGAGATTGTAGATCAAGAAATGGTTAAAATATTTAATATTTTTATTAATCAGTTAAATGAGGCAGTTGAAAAAATAAAAACAGAGATAAGCCATCGTTGATGGTCTATATACAGAGCAGGGGATAAAAAAGGAATAATCGAGCGAGCCCCTCCCCGGGTAACTCTAACTTTTTCACCGCCGGGTACCTGCGCCCGGCACTTATAAAGGAGTTAATATGTCTGATTATAATTGGTGGAGATGGAGAAAAGCAGCTGAAGAAAAACCTGATGCCCTTGTAAAAATCATAATCAATAATGCTGATGGCGGGACTCTTGGTACGTATAATGCCGGGCATTGGTATATGATAGAAGACGAAATAGCGCATGAGGTAATATTGGTTGATGAATGGAAATATTTAGAAAGACCTGAATAATGGAAGCGCAAATATGTAGATTTTGTAATAAGGAAATGATCATCATAGGAGTGATAGAGCTTAAGAATTATTACAAATATGTGTATGAGTGTCCTGATCATAAATGTTTACAAAAATATATATTAGTAGAAAAGGATAAAAATAATGCAAAAAATAGATAAACAAGATAAATGTGATATGTGTAATAATAAAGAATATGAATATTATGTAGAATATTATCATAAAGGCACCGATAATTCTTTAAAATTATGTTTAGAATGCTTTGGTAAAATTTATAGGCGCTACCCTATGTTTTTTATTCATAAAAATTATTTATAATAATTATAAACATAAAGGATAAAAATAATGATCATTAAAACATTTTTTATAACAGCAACAATTGTATTAATAATTGATCTTATTAGATTTGTATGTAAAAAAATTGAACAAAAATATATTGAAAAAAACATTGAGGAATAAATAAAGGATGAATAATGATTAAATCATACCAAAGAGGGCATGAAATTATTTTTGTGAATAATAAGTGGGTATATGCAGATGATCTAACAACAATAGACGACGAAAGACCATGTATTCGATGTGGTCAAATGCCTACAAGAGATGGACATGATTGGTGTATGCAGGATAAAAAACATATAATTAGTGCATGTTGCGGTCATGGAATTTCTAATTTGATAATGATAAATTTGTAAATATACAAAAAAATTATTACAACAAACAGGATGTCCATAAATACATAGGCAAATACTATAATAAAATATATGAAAATTTTATCTGGTTAAAAACAAATCCTATGCCCGCTAATGGTTTGAATGTTACGAACAGCTATGAATATATTATTTGTTTTGGAAAATGGTTAAAATGTGATTAAAGAATTGATAAATGCATTCATTATTAAAAACCAGATTAAGCACATAGTAAAGTAATCACAACAAAATAATTATATAAATCAGTTAGAAAATAGATTGATAAATATCTAATTATTTATTAAAATACCTTGATATTTCTAGTTGATTTATTTACTTCTTAATAAACAAATATTATAAACAGGAAAAAATATGAACATAATATCTTTGTTCTCAGGTGCAGGAGGGCTAGATTTAGGTTTTCAAAAAGCCGGGTTCAACATTATATGGTCAAATGAATATGATAATGAAATATGGGAAACATATAAAAAAAACCATCCTGATACATATTTAAATAAACAATCAATAACAGAAGTCCCTTTAAGTAATATACCTGATTGTGATGGAATTATCGGAAGTCCTCCTTGTCAAAGTTGGAGTGAAGCCGGTGCTTTAAGAGGTATTCATGATAATAGAGGGCAATTGTTTTTTAATTTCATAAAAATATTAGAAAACAAAAAGCCATTATTTTTTTTAGCAGAAAATGTATCTGGTATGTTATTATCAAGACACAAAACTGCACTTGCTACAATCAAGGATCTTTTTAAAAATGCTGGGTATAACCTACACTTTAAACTATTAAATGCAAAAAATTATGGAGTTCCACAGGACAGAAAAAGAATATTTTTTGTTGGCTTTCGGCGAGATTTAAATACAAATTTTGATTTTCCTAAAGAATCAAACAAATTAATTCTTCTAAAATCAATGATTTATGACTTAAATGAAACTGCTATCCCAGCAAAAAAAGGAAATTATACTAATGGAGACAATTGTATTATTCCTAATAATGAGTATATGACCGGTGGCTTTTCCAGTATATATATGTCGCGTAATAGAGTCAGAAATTGGGATGAGGTATCATTTACTATACAAGCTGGTGGAAGGCATGCTCCAATACACCCTCAAGCTCCAAAAATGCTTTTTGTTGAGCAAAATAAAAGAATTTTTGTACCGGGTAAAGAAAGTATGTATAGAAGGTTAAGTATTAGAGAATGCGCAAGGATTCAAACATTCCCTGATGATTTCATTTTCTATTATAAAAACCTTTCATCTGGATACAAAATGGTTGGAAACGCTGTCCCTGTAAATTTAGCATACATTATTGCTAAAAAGATAAAATATAGCCTTAAGTCAAAATTTGATAATATAAAAAATATTGAATTACAATTAAGTAAGGTTTAGTATAAATGGCAACACAAACTACTACTGGAAAAAATAGAATTGAGAAAGCGACGCAAGAAATAAAATTAAAATAACACTTGAAATAATAAATAAAATGTAGTATAGTAATTATATAGTTTTACAATTAGAACGAGGGGCGGGCGCCAAGCGGCCAACCTTCAATCAGAATATGGGTAACTTATCACCTTATCCATGTTTTGAAAAAAACATTTAGAGACTGATTATATATGCGGTGATACCGGGCAACCGGGCATATGTAGTTGGTCTCTTTTTATTTTTAAGGAGTATTATGTGAGCGAAAATAAAAAATATTATTATCTTAAGTTCAAAGAAAATTATTTTGAACAGGATCATATAAAAGTAATTGAGGCTATGAAAAATGGATATGAATACAGTCTTATTATATTAAAGCTTTACTTGAAGTCTCTTAAATGGGAAGGGCAGTTAATGATAAATGAACGTATTCCTTATATGGCAGATAAGATAGATATACTAGCAGGTGTCTTGGGACATGATCCGGCAAATGTTATGCACGCTGTTAATTTAGCAAAAGAAATGGGTATTATAGACATACTAAATACAGGTGAAATATTCATATCAGATATACAAAATTTCATAGGACACGGGTCAACAGAAGCGGAAAGAAAAGCTCAATATCGCAAGAAAATAGAAGAAAATGCAAAAAAACTAATAACGAATAAAAGCAAAAAAAAGGGTGGACAAACTAAAGGACAATGTCCGGGACAATTTCCACCAGAGTTAGAGTTAGAGTTAGAGTTAGAGTTAGAGTTAGAGTTAGAGTTAGATAAAAAAACAAATAAAGATATACCGGATAAATCCGGTTACACTCTTTATAAAGAAATATATAATAATCATCTATTAGCAATATATAATCAGGATACTATAAATAGCTTAATCTTTACAAAGAAGTATTTAGGTAACTTATCCAAGCTTCTTAAAAGCTTCTCTTCATTAGAACAATGTTCCGCTTTTTTCGATGCTGCATTTGCAGACGAATTTATTAAGAAAAATGAATACAACCCTAACATTATATATAGCCAATTTGAAAAAATCATGCTGGGGTTAAAAAGAAAAAAAAGGGTTGCGCCTGAAGAACTTACTAATGAAAACCGGTATTTTATTGGTGAACCACAACCAGATTGAGGTAAACTATGGACTATAAACAAATAGGAATTGACATATTTATTGACATCGAATTATCAATCGAGCATAAATGTCAAAAATGGGGAATAAAATTAAACGAAGAAGAGCATCTCGAAATACTTACTCAAAAAGTACTGGAAAAAGCCAGGGAGTATAAAAACCCTCTAGTTATGCAGGGCAGTCGGGAAAAATTACGAGAATATCTGTTAAAATACACACATGTAAAAATAGACCAGGATCAAATAATTGATTATTACTATAATAGTTATTTGGAAAGAAAAAAAATAGCTGAGGTTGAGGAAAAGATATCCAAAATTAATTTAAATGATTTGTCAAAAATTGATGACAACATAAAGACGCTCGAAACTATAAGAAGCAAAATAAAAAACTCTGATGAAATTATTGTCACCGATATTAAAGAAATTCTTCATGAGAATTTAATGAATGGAATCCTTTTGAGGGGAATAGAAAGTGGAATCTCTGGAATAGATAATATTGTTAAAGGATTTAAAGAGGGGGAATATATCACGATAGCAGCACGACCGGGAGCCGGAAAAACATCTATAATGTGTCAAATGATATCTAATACGAGTAAACATAAACGGGTTGCATATTTTAGCGCCGAAATGAGTGTGAATCTAATTACGAATAAAATTCTCGCATGTGAAACAGGGATAGACTCAGAAATACTTGGAACCGTGAGTAACAATAATCACGAGTTTCTAAGTGCGCAGCAAAAAGATATGATTGCTATAAAAGCTGAATTGATATCTAATCGAGTTATAAAAGGCATTGATACACCAAATATACACATTAATGCGCTTATTGAAAAGGCGATTGAACTGCATAGAGATTATAAGACAGAAATATTTTTTGGTGATTATATCCAGCTTTTCAAAACGGATGTAACAGAAAATCGAGCTGAACAAATAGCGTATATTACAAAATCAATTAAGGGCTTGGCAAGAAAATTAAAAGTTCCTTTTGTGGCTCTGGCACAACTTAACCGAGGTGCGGAAGAAACAAGACCCAATTTCTCACACCTGAAATCTTCTGGCAGCATAGAGGAAGACAGTGATACCGTTATATTTTTGAATTCCGTTGATGATAAAAATAAAAATGTATCAATGACAGAAATCATAGTTGCAAAAAACAGAAACGGGAAAACCGGAGCTATAACAATGAATTATAATAAACCGTTATCAAGATTTGAAATAAGGATATGACTATGACAATGAAAAATTTTACTATTAAATCAGTAAAGGAAAATCTCGGAAATGATAAAAGAATTATTGAAATGTTAGAAAATGATAATGATCTAGAAAGATTAGGAATTGTAATTGAACAAATGAAAAAGTTTAAAATAAAAAAAGAAAAAATAAATTATGATTATGAATATAAAAAATTAAAAAATGATGTGGGAAAACTATTAGAACTTCCGGGGTTTGAACATTTTAAAAATGATCCAGACATCATGAGAGGAATAGAAAATGATTAATGAGGTATATAATATCGATTGTATGGAATATATGAAAACATGCAAAGATAATCAATATGATCTGGCCATTTGCGACCCGCCTTATGGGATTTATAATGATAATGTAAGCGGATTTATGAAAAAAAGGAAAGGATGTAATAGTGTCAAATGGGACGTTAAACCAGACAAAGATTATTTTATCGAATTGTTCAGGATTAGCAAAAATCAAATTATATGGGGTGGAAATTATTTTTTTGATATTTTAGGTAATACAAAAGAGCCTATTATTTGGAATAAATTAAATGGTACAAATTTTTTTGGTGACGGTGAATTGGCGTGGAGTAGTTTTAACGGGACTCTAAGAATATTTAATCATCAATGGTGTGGTGCGTTTAAGGATAGTGAAAGGGGGTATAAGAATTTTCACCCAACAGGAAAACCTATAAAATTATATAGTTGGTTATTAAATAAATACGCAAAACCCGGGGATAAAATATTTGATAGTCACGTAGGAAGCGGTAGTAGTCGGATAGCCTGCTATGAATTAGGGTTTGATTTTGTAGGATGTGAGCTTGATGTTGAATACTGGCAAGCACAAGAGGAAAGATTTAAACTAGAAAAAGCAAAAATAGACAATGAGTTTTATCTTCCAGACGATGAAAATGAATTGTTTAGGGGGCTATGAATGAAAGCTGAACTAACAATAATAAAAATAAAGTGCACCGAGGAAATGCTAGGTAAAGACATATTCATAGTATGTACTGAAAAATCCTCTCAGACGCAAAAATCGGTACCATATGCAACCAAAATGGCATGCCAGATAAAATACGGAGGAAAGCATAACATAGAGCGTCATGACCTATTTTGGGCTTGTGTAGCACTTGTCATAGAAAACACTGGGTTGAGTAGTAAACAGGTAGAAGAAACCTGTAAAATAGACTGTAGGTGGTTAGAGGGGTATACGCATTACAAAGATAAAAACGGAAAAGAGCGTGTAAATGTAATGACAAAATCTATATCATTTTCTGATATGACATTAGAAGAGGCAGACGAATTTTACTCCAAAGCCTTTGATGTCCTTGCCGGGTATCTAAAGATAGAAACTGAAAAAATGATAGAGGAAGCAAAGCTCAGAATGCAGAATCCCAGGTATTGCGTAATTTGTGGAAAAAGAGCAGTGCATAAACACCACAAATTTTCTCAAACAAAATGGGCTATTGATAAATACCGCAAAGATTTGATCAATTCAGATTTCAATATTGTAATGCTGTGCCCGGACTGCCATACTAGCCACGCAAACGTACCAAAAGAGCTTATATGGACAGAACAGAAATTTATTAATGAGGCAATAAAAAATGGGTATAAGATTTAATAAAAAAAAGATGTAATATATTTAAAAAAAACATTGACATATAATAAAAGTTGTATTATAATAAAATAAACAATACAATAAGGAAATTATAATGATAACGGAAGTAGTTATGAAAAGAGAATTATTAGGACATGAAATTTCACAAAAATCTAAAAGTTATTATTTATCAGCTACAGATTTAGTCAGGGCAGGGAATAGATGGCGTGTAGAAAATGGATACGATTTGTTTAATATGTCAGAATGGTTAAGACAAAAAAGAGTTAAAGAATTTTTAAAAGAATTAGAGAATAATATAAATGAAAATCCAGTAAATAGCGGAAAAGGGAGAGGTAAACATACATGGGTACACCCATATGTTTTTATTGATATGGCGCTTGCGATAAACCCAAAATTAAAAGTGACTGTATATAAATGGCTATATGATGAATTGTTAAAATATCGTAATAATAGCGGAGATAGTTATAAAAAAATGACAGGCGCATTATGGATAAGTGCTACTAACAAATCATTATTCAGAGATGAAATTATAACTATAGCAAATAAAATTAAAATAGCTTGCGATGTAACAGATTGGCAAAAAGCTACAGAAAAACAATTAAAGTTAAGAGATAAAATACATGAATATATAGCGCTATTTTCAGATATAATACATGATAGAGAGAATTTAATTGAAATATCTATTTTAAAAGCCAAACAAGAAATTAAGGAGTAATAATTGTGATAAAAAGGGTATCATTAATAATGATGAAAAAGAAAAGTATTTATTTAACATAGAATAAAAAATATTTAAAATATTTTTAAAAATATATTGACAAATAACCGGAAAGGGTATAATATATCAAGTAACAAAGGACATAAGAAATGATAAGAGAAGAAATTATAAACGGCATTAGATATATTGCATTAAAAGATGTTTTAGACGTAATGCAATTGCCAAGTACTAGTATTTATTCAAGAAGTGTGCAAGAGATTAAAAAAATAAAAGTCGATACAACCGGAGGAAAGCAAGAATTGTGTTTTACAACTGAAAAAGAAGTTGCAAAGTTGATATGCAATACAAGAAAAATATCAACAAATGAAAAAATTAAGATGTTAAAAATATTTAATCTAAATGAAGATGTTATCATAACATATAAAGAAACAGAATTCATGGAAAGGTTATCTGATATATTAAAGGCAATGGATAAAGATATAATTATATTACAACAATATAGGATAGATGATAAATATAGAATTGATATGTTTTTACCTGATTATGGTTTATGTGTTGAATATGATGAATACGGGCATAAATCTGAAAAAGAAAATGATAATAAAAGAGAAGAATATATAAAAAAATATATATTAGAAAATTATAAAATATCACAGCATAGGAAAGGATGGTTTATAGATGATGATGAGAAATTGAATTTTGTAGAATTTATTAGAGTTGATTATAAAAAAGAAAATGAAGGCATAGGCAAAATAATAAAGCATTGTGTAAAACAAGGGATGATATAAATTTATACGAAAAACTAATTAAAATAGGATATAAACCAATAGAGTTAAATAAATAATAGAAGAAAAAAACCGCCTTCAATGTTTGGTTATAAAGAGCTATAACCAGATATGATTTTAAAGAGGGAATAGACTTTCAATCTTTTTTGATTAAAAGCCAAACAAGAAATTAAGGAGTAATAAATAATGACAGATAAATTCTGGATATGGATGAACAACAAATATTATTCTGATGGTTATTGCTTATTAAGCAAAAGACAGAAAATCAAAGAGCCAAAAACACAAATGCTTATAGGTTACATGCTGGAATATATAAGCTATCATGAAAAAATGACTCCCATTGCCCACAGAGATAATACCATGATATTAAACAGAATGGCTATGGTATGGAGTTGTAAAAATATTTATTCAGAGCTTATGGATATAATTAAATATTTAGATGAGGAGTAAATAATATGGAATTAGAAAAGATTGAAAAAGGAGACTCACGGTATAAAGAGGGAATGCGGTATAAAGCTAATTTTAATGGTGTTATTTTGTATTTTACTGAAAAAGCGTTAAGTGAGTTAGGATGTAAAATTGCTACACTTCAAAATACATCCTCTAACAATGAATATACGGCTACGTCTTCGACTACGCCCAAATCGTGCCCGCATTGTGGCGGTTTACCGGTACCAGAAACAGGATTTAACAAACAATGTCCATATTGTGAGAAATGGTTTTAATCGGGGTGGTGACAGCCGGGAAAAGACCGGCAAAAAAATAAAATATTTTATAATAAATAAGGAGTATTATATGGAAATTACATTAAAAGACATTAAAGAATTGTTGTGTAATTCGAATAATGAATTACAACAGAAAGAGATTGATACGTATTGGCATGGTAAAAAATGTATTGTGCGTACGTATTCGGCAGGTGTATTTTATGGAGAAATTGAAATTAAAGCAGGGGATGAGGTAATATTAAAAAATTCTCGCAGATTGTATTACTGGAAAACGGTAAACGGAGGTATTTCATTAAGCGAAATCGCAATGAGAGGATTACATGATGATTCTAAAGTTTGCGAGGCTGAGTTAAAAAAATGGTGCAGAGCGATAGAAATAATTGAATGTACACCAGAAGCAATCAAAAACATCGAGGAAAAAAATGATTATACAAACTAAAAATATTATAGACTATATTAGAAATTCTGGTTCTGGTTCTGGTTCTGGTTATGGTTCTGGTTATGGTGATGGTACTGGTTCTGGTTATGGTGATGGTTATGGTTCTGGTTCTGGTTATGGTTCTGGTTATGGTGATGGTTATGGTTCTGGTTCTGGTTATGGTTCTGGTGATGGTACTGGTTCTGGTTATGGTGATGGTTATGGTTCTGGTTCTGGTTATGGTTCTGGTTAAATAAATTTTGGAGTCCGGAGGTGTTAACATAAAAATGGAAAAAATAAACTGTATATATTATAACAAACAAACAAAAAAATGCGACAATGAAAAGCGCTGGAAAAAAGATTTCTATAACGATCAGGAATTATTTGACTATTGTTATCTCAGATATGATAAAGATGACAACTGTAAACATCAAATTAAAATAAATAGTATGCAGGCTATGATATATCAACGAACCGGGCAGCTAAATAACGTTGAGGATGCATTGTTATGACAACCAAAACTGATATAACAAATGAGTTAAATAAAATAAACGGCTGGGATGTAATCACGTTTAATTCTCATCATAAAATGCCGCGCGGAGCGTTGGGTTTTATAGATCATATCATGCATCATTACAAGGGCTGGATAATATATATCGAGGTAAAATTATATAGAGATGTGTTAAGTGAAAAACAGAAAGACAGAGAAAAATTATATACCTCAATGATGAAAAATAATAAGAAATTTAAATACTATAAAATGACAGAGAAAAATTATTTAGAAATAATAGAAGAAATTTGGAGGTTATAATATTATGAATAAAAAAATAGGCATGAAAAATTATGGAAGCATACCCCACCTGTCAACATCAAAAATGAGTCAACAAGCAGATAAAAAAATAGAATATGGGCAGGAAATAATACTTACGAAAAAAATCAGAGATTGGAAAGATTTGATAATAGTTACAGAAAAACTAGACGGATCAAACGTTGGAATAATAAATATAGATAATAATATAACAGCAATAACAAGAGCCGGAAATTATGCAGAAAAGTCACAATATAAACAACATTTATATTTTGCAAAATGGGTAAAAATGAATAAAGATAAATTTACATGGTTACCACCAGGTTGGAGAATATGTGGAGAATTGAATAAAATCATAAATATAATAGAAGAAACTAATTTAAATCAATGTAGTTAAACGTGGGATTATTTCAGAAATCAGTTTTAAAAAAATATCTGGAAGTGCAAAAGCAATCTTTAACTAAAGAAGTTAATGAGGCTTTTTTAGATTTTTCAAAAATATTTTGGTGATATAAATCGTCTTGAGAATATTATTCTTTCCAAAGAGGAACAGTATCCGGAGGGTTGTTTAAAAAAATAATATTTTATAAAAAGTTATTTATAATAATATATTAATACTATATAATAAGAAAATGAAAAGAAAAATGATTATTAATATTAATTTACCACATATAAGCAAAATATTTTTACCTATTGTAATGAATGATTTAATAGAAATAGGCTATTCAAAATATTTATCAGAAATATTTATTAATAGTGGATTTTATAAAGAAATTGAAAAATCAATGACATTTAGTCAAGTTTTAAATTGGATATATGATTTACTTTTTAAAAATTACCGAAATGAATACGTTTATAAAAATGCAATTGCAAATAAAATTTTACTTGGGAAACATTCTATAAATACTTCTTTGATGTTATCTGAGTTTAGAGCCGGTAACTGTAAAGCAGATGTAGTTATAATAAACGGGACATCAACAGTATATGAAATTAAATCAAAATATGATTCATTTAAAAGATTAGATAAACAATTAAAAGCGTATTTGGAAATTTTTGATTTGATTAATATTATCACATCCCGATCACAACTGGAAAAAGTAAAAAGTATATTACCTGAAAAAGTTGGCTTATTAGTTCTTACAGATAGGAATACAATTAGTACAATACGAGAACCTGTTTCAAATAAAAAATATTTAATACAAGATAAGTTATTCGATTCTTTAAAAAAAAATGAATATATTGCTGTTATAAAAAGATATTATGATTTTATTCCCGATGTACCTAATACTCAATTATTTAAAATATGTAAAAAGTTATTTAATAAAATAGACCCAATTCAGGCTCATGATTTAGTCTTTGATGTATTAAGAAGTCGTTGTGAATTAAATGATTTAAAAAAATTATTAAATAAGTCCCCAAATTCTTTAACTGCCTATATAATGAGTATCAGCAATCAAAGAGAAAAGCTCCAAAAATTGATACCTTTATTAAACCATAATTTTCATTCAATTCTATTTCAATAATCCTTTTATTTAGGAGAATATAGTATGTATTATCCATATTTTAGAGGAAAACAATTTGAATTAATTTTATTAAGAGATAACTCTAAATTTATAGTAAAAAAAAATATTCATCCAATTATTGAACCGGTTAAACATGATTTTAAATCTTTAATTAGGGCTGTTAGTTCTATGAAAAAAAATAAACTTAATTTTACACTAGTAGTTAATCCAAAGGTATCAAAAAATCCGGTACCGGAAAATAAAATTTTAAAAGAATTAATAAATGATGAGTTTAAAAACTATAATAATTTATCATTGGGATATATAATGGATGCTGAATCAAAAATTGTTGATTTGGAAAACATAATCAAGAAATATAATAATTTATCTATTACGATAATTCATAATGGGTTTACAAATGGAAAAGATTTGTCAATAAGTTTAGAGAAATATGATAATATAAAAAAACATGTTTTTATTGATAAACAAAAGGAAAACTATTTATGATAAACGATATTAAAAAGATATTAATTCCGATTATAGTAGCCTGTATTATATCAATATTGAGCACATTGGCAACTATGTATACGGCTTACATAAGAATGCCATATGAAAACAAACTAATATATAAAGACATTGGTATAATAAAAGACACCGTTGATAGAATAGAGGGAGCTCAAGGGGCGTTAACTGGAGAAGTACAAAAAGCAAGAGAAGATATTATAAAACTAAAAGCCAGGCAGGGAGTAGAATGATGATAACAAATAATATCCATATTATTCAAAATGGGAGTTAGCATGAAAAAGATAATTATACCTATATTACTATTAGTTATATATTTTATAAAAGCAGATGAAATAGAAATCCTTAAGAAAAACAATATAACAGTACAAGAGTTAAACAATACACTATATATTCAAATAGACGAAACCGAAAATGGAAAACTATCAGCAGGCATAAATTTTATGCTATCAATTATAGAGAATGAATACACAAATTATTCAATTATATTTCAATACCCATTAGGTCAGATAATAATTGATAATGATATAATAAAGATGTATTATTCGTTAAGTATAAAAGACAGGCCATTATTAATATTAGACCTTGTTAAAAGGTATCAGAAATTATATCAAGAGGGTGATAAATGATGCAAATAATAACATTAGTAATAAGCGTTATATTATTAGCAGCAATTATATATAATGTAATTAATCAAAAGTAGACATTTAAAAAAAAGTAAAAATTCTCCTTGATTAATATATAAAAGTACGATATAATAATCAGGGGGATAATCTATGTACAATATAGAGAATACACTTAAAGAAGTTTTTAAAAACATTGACGAAATAGAAAATATTAAAAACTGTCCTCCAGCAACACATGTTAAATCAACAAACATCAAAGATAAAAAAGAAATTAAAGAGACAAACTAATTGTCTCTATTTTTGTTTATAGGTATACAAAATGATTGATAATGATTGTGATATACAAGTAAAAGAAATACAAGATAAAATGTATAGAAAGACAAAAAATTTGAGAAAACAACTTGCAAATAAATATAATTGTAATATTGAAGAAGCTACTAATATATTAAACAGAGAAATGGATATATATAAAATAGATTATACCAAGTTTTTTAAAAACAATTATAAAGTAAAATGTAATGATGGGATACTTACAGTACAAAGAATATATAAATTACCAAAAGAAATGCAAACAAAGACGAATATTTAACGATAAAATAAATGCAGAATTAAGGATTTTTTAATGGCACATGCAGGCGGAAGGCCGAGAAAGTTTAATACACCAGAAGAAATGCAAGATATTATAGATGCATATTTTGAAGACAGAAAGCCAGAGCCAGTAAAAGATGATGACGGAAATGTATTATTAGATAAAAAAGGGAATCAAGTATGGAAAATTAACCCACCCTCTCTTTCAGGTTTAGCGTTAGCATTAGGGTTTGTAGATAGGCAGTCTATATATGACTATGAAAAAAACAAAAAGTTTTCTTGCACTATGAAAAGGGCAAGGCTGAGATGTGAAAATTGGGCGGAAGAGGCAGGCTTGTCAGGAGAGGCACCAAGCTCAATGATTATATTTGTATTAAAAAATTATGGATGGAGAGATGATAAGAGCTTGCAGCTTGACGGGAAATTGGATTCAAGAATAGAACACATAATAACGTTTACAGAAAATGAAAATTGAATGGAATTTTATAAAAATATTTAAAGAGGCTATGTTTGGTGATTACTGGCTCGTATTTTTACATGGAGGACGTGGAGGCGGTAAAAGCCAGCAGGTTGCAAGGTTTTTAATATTTGAAAGTATTAGAGAGAAACATAGATATTTATGTGTAAGAGAAGTGCAGAACTCTATAGAGGATTCTGTATACCATCTACTAGTAGATATAATAAAACAGCAAAAACTAGAATGTTATTATCATATAACAAACAACAAAATAATATGTATAGAGACTGGATCAGAATTTGCTTTTAAAGGATTACAGGCGGCAGCAGGTAAGGGGGACGGAATCAAAAGCTTAGAGGGATTTGATAGAGTATGGGGAGAGGAAGCTCATTCATTTTCAGAGCAATCTATAGAAAAGCTTTTACCAACAATAAGAGAACAAAACAGCCGGTTATTTTTTACGTTTAATAGAAGCAAAAATAATGATCCTATCTGGAATTTAGCAAAACAAAACCTACCTAAAAAAATAGTACTAAAAGTGAATTATAATGATAATCCATTTTGTCCAGAAACAATAATAATACAAGCACAGGCAATGAAAGAAAGAGACCCCCAGAGATATAAACATGTATTTGAAGGATTGCCAGATGACAATATAGAAAACTCTATTATAAACAGGCAATGGGTTCAAGCAGCGTACGAACTTTATAAAAGCGAGAAAATATCAGGAAAGAAAGTGGTGAGCCTTGACGTGGCGGACGATGGAGGAGACGCAAACGCAACATGCCACAGATATGGTAATGCAGTAGTATATCTAAACCAGTGGCAACAGGGGGATACAAAACAAACAACCCATAAAGCAATAAGACTAGCGAAGGAAAATAGTTTTTTTCCATGCAGTAGATTTGTATTTGATCGAGTGGGGGTAGGAGCTGGAGTTAGAGCAGAAATAAAAGAATATAAAATAATGGAAATTATTGCATATAATGGAGGTGGGGCTGTAATAAGCCCAAATGAGTATTATGAAATCAATATAAAAAACTCGGATATGTTTGAAAATTTAAAAGCTCAGGACTGGTGGAGAATAAGAGATTTACTAAATAATTCATATAGAAAATTAAATGGTGAAAAAGTAGATGATTACATTGTTATAAATCCAGAAATAAAAGATGAATTTGGAACAAGCTTAAAAGATAAATTAGAAGATGAATTATGCCAGATAGTTAAAAAAGAATCTAGCAAAGGAAAAATAATAATAGAAAAAAAACCAACAGGGTTTAAATCTCCGAATTTAGCTGATAGCATATGTATGGCATTTACAAAAGCAATAGAATATCAAAATATAAAGATGGAAGCTGTATGAGTTTAGAAAAGATTGTTAAAAATAAAGGGAACAGAAGATTGTTAATAGAGCATTGTAAAACAACTGGTAATCTACATATTTACACAGATGATTTTAATTACGAATATTTTAAAGAACAGATAATAAAATATAAAATAAATAATGCAATAATCTGGAAACTAACAGATATAAAAACAAAATATATGACACAGGGGATCAAAGAGTTTGAGTTAAGAGGAAAAACAAAATATAGATTAAAATCACCACAAAGGGTTGATATTATACAGCAAAATGACAAACTTTTATACATAGTAACAAAAGACGGTGTTGACAATAAAGAAAAACAATACTATGCTGATAAAGTGTTTGCAAATAATTATGAAATAGATGGATATTTGTACAATAGAATTAGCGACAATGAATATGCATTGTACGAGGTAAAAAATGGCTAGTATAGATAAAAAAATAGACAATTATTTATCTAAGATGATAGCAGAGCAAATAAATTATCTTTATAGATTTATTTATAGACAACTTGATAAAAATAAATTAATTAACAAAGATATAAAAGAATATTCACTTACCAAACAATATGAATCTATGTTTACGAGTTATATAGTCATGAGTGCTGTAAAAAACGTGACTGATAAAGGAGCTGAGACAGATTATACAAGATTTACAAAAGACTGGTTAGATGATGTAAATAATTTTGAAAGTGCTTCAATACAAGAAGTTGTAAAAAAAATAATTGAAGAAAAAAAAGACGAGTTAGAAAAAGAGTTGTTAAAAAAATTATTAAAAGAAATAGAGGTGAACTAATGGCAAACCCAGTTTTAATACCCGTACCAGCAAATACCTGGACAAAAGTTGCGGATAATGTAACCGAGGGAATAATTAGTATTAAACAATGGCAACCGAGCAGATATTACCAGACATATGTAGACACAGGAGACCCAGCTCCTAGCGGTGATCAAAATTATTCTACAAGCGTGGTGACAAATAGTCCTGAAATAGTTATTACAGCTACAGCAGGGATTGACGTATATATGTTTTGTTATCAATATGACGGTGAAGTTGTAGTGGCACTATAAGGAGCAGAGATGTTAAGAAGTAATATAGATACAGTAGGCAACAAAAATCCCTTTGCTGGAACTGGTGGTGGAGGCGGAACATGGGGAAGCATTACAGGAACACTATCAAATCAAACCGACCTCAATAATGCATTATTAGCAAAAAGTAATATCACAGATATTATTGACAATCTTATAAGCACAGATACAAACAAACCTTTATCGGCAAACCAGGGAAAAATATTAAACGATAACTCTTTAGAACTGATCAATAATGTATACAGCTGGAAACATAAAGTTAAAACAAAAATTGACAATCTTTATGCGTACCCGGCTGATGTCGTATTGACCACTACCGGAGTTGCCGATTTACAGACGGCTATTAGTGCACTAACAGAAGGGCAGGTATTAGAAGTTCAAACTAACGCTACTTACGATCCAATTGTAATACCTACCACAAAAAAGATTATTATACGAGCAGGCATAGGGTGGTTACCTAATATTTCCGGTGCTAGATGTATAAGAGTTTCTCATAATGCAGATGATGTGATTGTCTCAGGTTTTATAATTGAAAATGCTACAAATACTGGTGGTAACAATAACTATACAGGCACATGTATTACATTTAATGACCATGAAGCAATTGTTAATGACGTTATTTTTCATAACATAACAATGAAAACCACTACAACGGGAAGCGCCGTTGTATTGTCATATCACTGGTCAATTGATGGCGATAACTACGCTAATCCTCCGCAGCTTTCAGAACTGTCAAATAATGTGGCTTTTGTAAACTGTAATACATTTAGAGGATGTCTGGATGGAACCGAGGGCGCATGTATTGTATTGCGAGCTATGAAAAATGCTTATATTTCTGATTGTTATATTGATAATTATAATGATGCTGGAAGAGGTATATCCCTACAAGGCTTTTTAAGTTGTCTGATAGAAAACAATAAAATATTTAATATTGGTGGGGGTAATGCGGAAGCAATTAAACTGGATCAAATTGGCACAAGCCCTTTTGTCCAGACAGCTGTTATCGATAAAAACTTCACGGATACAAACATCGAGGGAATCGATGTAGATGACAATGTCAGTGCTATAGTGACCAGAAATACAACAATAAATTCTAGTGGCGAAGGGATTACATTGGATGATAGTAGCCGGGGTTATTTTGCTGATAATGTAGCTTATGATTGTAATTCAGGAATATTATTTGAGACAGGTTCGGTAGGGTATCTTGTTAATAACAACATGTTTGAAAACAGAACAAATTATAATATGCAAAATGGATATACTCCAGATGCTAGTAATATATCAAACTCAACACGGCCAGTAAAAAAATATTCCAAGGCATTAACTGAGGGAGTAAGTACTAATATACTAACAGCATATGTTGCAAATAATACAGGAATAGGCATAAGAATATCTTACAGTGTTATTGCTATTAATACCGGTACAAATGTTGTAGAGTGCCATTATGGCGAGGTTAACATAATTGCAAGAAATCAAGCAGGAACAGTTACAAATAACATAGCCCATATTAACGAAATAGATTTACCGATTGGTACCGGGATAACAGACGTATTTGTAGTCACAAACGGAACTGGGTTAATAACATTATCCCTAACGGCTACCAGCGGAATAACTCCAACCAGTTTAATAATGGATTATACAATTGAAAATTATGGAAATCAGCAAATAATAAAACTATAGAGGGAAAATGCCATCTACAACCTATAACAACACAAACGAAGACAATTATAATTTCGATTCAAATAAAATACAGTTTATTGGGGGGGTAGCAAAACTACTGGCTAGCACAGGCACACCGGAAGCATACGCATATTGGGAAATGGATGATAATGTAAATGATCTTGTATTTCGAGACAGTAGCGGTAATAGTAGAGACGGAGCACTACAAGGCGGTTATGATTCTAACAATAAAGTGCCTGCAAAAATTAATAATGGACTACAAGGGCTTATTACAGCAACAGGTATTATAAATTTAGGCAATATAGATTTTAATTTTGAAAGAACAGATTCCTTTAGCTTAGAATTTTGGATCAAATTTACTTCTGGCACAGTTCAAACAATTATTTCAAAACAAAACAGCGTTGCTCCATTTGATGGATATGGTGTCAATATACAATCAGGGATAATTAGATTTGTAATAAGAGATTTGATAGATGTAATTGCAATCGAGACAGTGGGGACATATAACGATGATATATTCCATCATGTTGTTTTGACATATAATGGCAATAGCCAGGATACTGGAATGAATATATATGTTGATAATGTGATAGACAAAACTGTATTTGTCCCCGGAACACTGACAGGAAGCATAATTAATACTTATAATTTTCAGATAAGCGGAAGAGATGGAAATAATAATTGTATATTAGATACTACTATACTAGATGAAGTAGTAGTTTATGCTAGAGAATTAACAGCGGCCGAAATAGCTTTTCGTTGGAATAACGGAGCCGGAACCCAGCAACTGCCAGGAGCCGACACAACATTCCCAACTGATAATCCAAACACATTGCCAAAATCTGGAATACAGGCAACGAGTATTACGGGATTTACAGATGTTATTACTGAAACTGGACTTGATAGCATAACATATACTATACTAGTTACCGGTGTAGAAAAATACTGGAATGGTTCAGCATGGGTTGATAGTACTGGGTATCCACAAACAAACAGCGCAAGTGTAATAAACGCTAATATATCATCATTAGCATTATTCGGACTTAATTCTATAAATATCAAAACATATTTTCACAGTGAAGACGGAAGCACTACTCCTGAGCAAGATAGTTTTACAATAAATTATGAAATAGAACCAGACCAACCTATATTTACCGAAACAATAATAACAGGTAGTTTATTTGACATCGGAGCCAGTAATCCAGATACAACTATTACAATTAGACCAGTAAAATATTTATATGGCACCAATTCAATAATTAATAATATAAAAATAGATGTGAGTTATAATTCAGGAAATTTTGAAGCACGGATATTTGTAGAAGATGAAGAGCCAGACGAGCTAATATGGAATTTTGGCACAAAGGAAATAAGAACAGGATACATAAGCGGCAATATAAAATTTAGCGATTTATCAAGGATTTACCCATGAGACATAAATATATAGTTTTTTATCAGTATTATAATGGGTGTGGCAATTGTGAGTTGACATACAAAAAAATAAAAGGCATTAAAGATATAAAAAAACTTGAGGAAGAAATTAATAAAAATACTAATGAAAAAATTTGCGTAACAAATTATAAAGACATGGGTATAACATGGAAATAAAAGCCGGAACACAAATAGAAACAAAAGGCATTTCTCAGTATGTAGCTTCGCAAATATCAGGTATATTTAATGAGTCAGCAGCACTGAACCCATCTTTAGCATATTGGATATGGGAAGTATCCGACACGGTAGGTGATGCGGTTAATAGAATATCATGGGCATTTGAGCAATTAACTCCGGTACTAAAAGACAAAATAACCAATGACTATATAGATGACCATCCAGTAAATAATCTCATAAATAACCCAGGGTTTAAAATGTCATCTGACAGGTTTCAATTTGAACTTATGACATCTTTTCTTGTTACTGGAGAATGTTATCCGATACTTGAAGGGAATGTTGACTATGAGCCGTTTGGACTATATGTAATACCAAGCAATTATACAAATCTTCTGAGAGCCAATGATGGGTGGCTTGGTGAAATAAGAATGAACGCAGAGTATGACCAGGATACATTTTACAGACAAACAATTCAGAAGCGGAAAATTTGGGTATATCAGACATTAAACAAATTAAAAGAGACAACACAGATATTAAACAAATCACGGCGTGATAACATAAGAGGACAGAGTCCTATCAGTATGATTTATTATCAGGCAATGAGTAAATACTATGGGCTTATAAGCAACACTTCAATGCTAAAAAGAGGTTCTCGACCGAGTGGTTTGTATTCACCGACTGAACCGTTAGGACAGGAAGGGTATGAAGCATTTAAAAACTCGATAAAAGACATGGAAGGCGCAGCACAAAGCGGCAGGAATATTGTAACTAATGCGCCTATAAAATATGATAATCTTATAATATCCCCGAGAGATATGGATTTTATAAATCTTATTGAGAATAATAGATCAGAGATTTATAATGTTTATCAAATTCCATTGCCATTGGTAGCAATGAAAACTATGACTATGAACAATTATCAAAATTCCATTGCGGCATTTTATGACCTGGCAGTATTACCAAGAGCAAAATTTTTGTATAAACAGTTGGGTAATTTTATTCTTGGTAGATACAAAGATGGAGACAGATACGAACTTGTAATAAATGAAAAAGAACTGCCAGCACTAAAAGAAAGATTATTCGAACGAGCTAAAAAAATGCGTGATGTATTTGCATTTAGTGAAGACGAAATACGAAGTGAGACTGGATATGAAAGTATAGGCGATGAAGGTAATCAAATATATAAACCTGCAAACTGGATACCTGCCGGGGATGATGATTACACTGACGATATTATAAGACGTGAATCAAATTTGGAAGATGAAAATGACTGAACGTGAGTTTGTAAAAAAGCAAAGAAATAAAGTTTTCAATCTTAAGATGGGGTTAGAGAAAACAATGATTGTTGATCTTAAGAAATATTTTGCTGAACAAAAACGCAAAGTGAGAGCTGGGAAAGATATAGATACAATCACACCTGTATTGCAAAAGCATTATTTAAGAATAGTAAGAACTTTAACAGGAAAACAAATCAAACAGGATATTCCTCAAGAGGTTATAGATTTTATTGCGAATAAGGCAGATATACAGGCGGATGAAATTGATGATACTACAAGGAAAGAAATTGGACAATCAATTGAGTTGGCAAGGCAATCATTACAAGATGAGGGCATAACAGATTACACCCAGGAAACATTATTGCTTATAGCAAGTAAGATATTTATACGAAAAAGCAAACGCCGAGTTGGAACTATTAGCAACACAGAAACTCAGGAAAATGCAGAGGGGATAAGAAACATCTTAGCGTTAGCAAGTTTGAAAGAATTAGAAACGGCAATTGCAGAAAATGACATTGCAAAGATAAGTGAGATATATCAGGAAAAACCAAGCTACACCGCATATAAGGTCAGACAACTAATAGGTGTTGAGGAAGCTGCTGTATTGTTTGCATTAATAGCAACAGCAAAAAAAGAATGGGAAACAATGGGCGATAGTAAGGTTAGGGTAAACCCATTTAACCACCAGGCTGCAAACGGGCAACAGGTAGGAATCACAGAACCATTTATAGTATCAGGACAACTATTAAAATATCCCGGAGATATGAGTCTTGGTGCAAGTATTGGAAATGTAGTTAATTGCAGATGTCTTTCAGTGTATTTGTAGAAAGTTATTGACAGGTTGTTGACAAATAGCTTAGAATATAAAAAGGAGTTTAAACATGAACGAAAAAGATTATATGTTAATCCCATTACAGATAAAAGCTATAGAAAAGAAAACTGATGATATGGGTGATGAATACGCATATATTAGCGGTTATGCCTCATTTTATAATAATATAGATTTGGGAAAAGACAGAGTAAAACCAGGATTTTTTACAGACGATTTAAAAAAACGAGGTAACCAACGACCGGCGTTATGGCAACATAGGACTACAGAACCGGTGGGAGTTAATTTTTATACTGACACAGAGCAAGGGCTAATGTTTGAAGCAAAATTACCAACTGATGATACATTTGTAACAGGAAGGGTATTGCCACAGGTAAAAGTTGGGTCTATACAGGGAGCTTCGATTGGATATTGTACTATTGAAGAATATTATAACACACAAGACAAATGTAGAGATTTGATTAAAGGAACCATAGAAGAATCAAGTTTTGTTACATTTCCAATGAATGAAAAAGCCTGTATTTTTTCAGTAAGAAAATATATAAAATCAACAGAAAGAAAAAGCACGGATAAGTATATATGTGAATTTGCTAGTAATCTTGGAATATGTGAAGATATTGAAAGCAAAGCTGTGCCAGCATATAAAAACTATGATCTAATGTCAGTTGATACAAAATGGGATAAAGGAAAAGCTGTAAATCAAATTAAAACGCAGACAAACTCAAGCGAAAAACCAAGCAACACATATAAAAACGGGTTTATGTATTTTAATCCAGATGAAGAGGATAATTACGGCGGATACAAATTGCCTTACGTATATGTAGAAGGTGGAAAAATAAAAGCAGTACCCAAAGCTATATTTGCTATAGCAGCAGCATTAAGCGGTGCAAGAGGCGGAGTTAATATACCAGATGCGGATAAATCAAAGATAAAATCACAATTGAACAAATATTATGAAAAAATGGACAGAGAACCACCATTTAAAAATGATAAAACATTTGTTGATATAGACACAATAAAAGCATTTGAAAAAAGAGACTATGAAAAATTATTTCAAAAAGATAATGATATTATTCTTAGTAATTCAGCGGAAAAATATATTATTGATCGGATTGTTCACGGAAAGAATGATGAGGCGGTCAAAGAAAATAATATGTCTGATGAATTAAAAGAATTAAATAATATATTAGATGGGATAAAATGAAAGGAGAATATAATGTCTGAGGAAATTAAATTTACAGAAGACGACAAACAATCAATGAATGAGATTGTTACAAAAACAAGAGAACTTGCTAAAAAATATGGGGTTGATTCAGCAGAATATAAAAGATATGTTGATGAATCAGATGTGAAAATGAAAACCCTTGATGAAAAAAACGAAGAAATAGTAGCTAAACTGGCAGAGGAAGAAAAAAAGAATGAAGAATTAAAAAATAGAATTCAACATCTTGAAACTATTGCCAGCACAGCTAATGTGACACCACATCAACCAAGCATTAAAGACACAGAAGATGTAATGAACGCAATGTTAAAAAATCAATGGACTAAATTTATTGCCAAAGATGAGAATATTGTAAAGGCACAAAATGTAATAAATAGCATTGCAAAATTTGAATATCAATTTGTAGATGGCGGCGAGAAAATGAATCAAATTGTACAGAATATAAAAGCAACCCCTGATTTGTTACGTTCAGATATTGGAGAGTTGGGAGGATATTTATGTGCTCCAGAATATTCAAACGAACTTAATAAAAATATGATTGAGTACTCACCTCTAAGACAATATGCAAGAATTAAAACAACAGGATCAAAAATCTACAAAGAAGCAGCAAGAGTAGGGATTCCAGTAGCAACAAGGCCAGGAGAAGCCAGAACTGGAGGAAAATCAACCTCAACACATGCAATGGATGATTACACACCAGTAAGATTAACAAACACTACCCCGATAACTACGGATGAACTGTTATTTAATAATTACAATTTGGCAAATGAGCTAATGATTGATAATTCCGAGGCGTTTGCAGTAAAAGAAGCTCAAGAATTTTTTAATGGTTCTGGTGTAGAAGAAGGACTAGGATTTACAGTCGATCCAAATGTGCCTCAGTATGAAACACTTACAACGACATTAGAATTTTCAGACCTTATTAGAATAATGGGAGAATTAAAATCAGGGTATAATGCACTTTTTATGTTTAATAGAAGAACATTGGCATATTTAAGATTATTAGAAGACGGTGCAGGAAGATTTATTTGGAACGGTCCGTTTGGAGATGGAGCTGCCGGGCCGGCAGCTACAATTAATGGTATTAGGTATTCAAGCGCTTTTATTGAATTTGACGACCCCGATGTATCAGGCGGATATCCTATTTTACTTGCTGATATGTTTAGGTTTTATCAAATTGTTGATAGGACAGAAATGACTATAATTAGGGATGAATATTCCAGGAAGCTAGAAGGCATTGTGGAATTTACATTTAATAAGTGGTGTGTCGGAAAACCAAAAATTAAAGAAGCCGGTATCAGAATGAAAAGAAAGGCATAAGGGGGAAAATATGAATCAAGAAAAATTTAGTGATAGCAAACCTGTATTAGTTTATGCAGCTGCGGCTTTAACCGGCCCTGGTGATAATTTCGGAGCTAGTATTGATACACAATATTATAATAGCCTAACAGCTATAATTGCATTAACTATTACAACCGGTGAGGTAGCAAGCATAACCTGGCAGGAGTCAAGCGATAATAACGTAAGCGATGCATGGGCAGATATTGAAACACAAGAAAATTTATATTATCCAGATGATTTCCCACTGACAGGAGCAGCAAGTTTTCTCGTACATGCAGGCTGTGTAGCAAAAGAAAGATATGTTAGACTGAAAATTGTTACAACAGGGACTGTAAGTATTGCACTTGATAGTGCCTATGGATTATTGCAAGACTCATTAACAAAACCGATGGTAAAAGAATCATCCGTATTAGCAGACTCTGATGTAATCAGTCCTGATGTGACAGGAGATGCGAATACTACACCACCGAAAAGGAGTTAATCAATGAAAGGGTATTTTACAGATAATGGAAAATACAGAATAGGAAAAGATGTTATTGATGTAACTAATGAAGACGTTAAGAAAAAAACGGTTTATAATGTTGAAGATAAGCAAGCACAGTATTTTTTAGATGCTGGTAAATTCTGTGTGGAAGGACAGCACCTGAGAGCGGAAGTAAAAAAAGAAACTTCAAAAAAACCAGATGACAAAAAAGAATAATTAAAAAATGAAGGGGAAATATGTATAGCATTAGTCCAAACATAACAAAAATAATCTCCGTTAGCAATGAGCTTATTGTCTCAGTTCAGGAGTGTGGGCAATGGTTAAATCTTTCCCCTTCTGCTATTATTATGCAAAATGATCTTATCCAAAATTTAATAATAACAGTTACAGAAATTATCGAGAGATATACCTGGATTAGTTTAAGAAGAAAAACATTTGAGGCTTATTATAGTCTACCAAATGGATATTTTGGGTCTTTTATAAATGGTAATCTTAGGCTAGAACTGCAAAGATCACCCATAATTGATATTACAGATGTGACTAAAATTGAGTATCTAGCTGATGATATATGGAATGAGTTTGACAGGGGATCAATGACAATTGATGGATTGTATGTAAAAACATCTGAAAAAATAGAACAAAGAGCATGGGCTAGTGTAAGGTTTCGAGAATGCGTGCCTTATGAAGACCGATGCAATGCATATAAGATAAGGATCACATTTAACGCAGGGTATGAACCAACTGAACTAGAAACAGCATATAAAATACCCTCGGTATTCAAAACAGCTATTAAAAAAATAGTAGCTTATCATTATACAAACAGAGGCGATTGCGAAAGCGCATGTAAATTGAACGGATTTCCAGTGCCATGTGATGTTAAAGGGATGCTGGATCAATTAAGCATAGCAAACACTATAATCGGAACAGAATACAACTCAATTGACGAAGGGTGTTGTTATGACTAGATGTACAAAAACTATATTTAGCAGGACAATATTATGCGCTGGTACTATGACAGATTATATTATGATAAAATCACGAGTCCAGCAAGGGTCTGGAGTTGACGAAACTGACATCAGTCATACATTTACAAACATAGCTAATTATATGGGATATTTGGAGGATAGAAATCCAGTACAACGATTTGATGGAATTGTGATTGGTGATAATGTAACACACATTATATATATTCCATATGAGCAGGAAGTGTATGAACTGGATAAAAATACTATATTTATAGAGGTAGAGAGTACAAGGAATAAATATTATAAACCATTAAGCATGATTGAATATAATGAACAATATTTAGCGTTTTATTGTATGGAAACAGGATTTACAGATTTAGTGGCGGCAGAGGGATGATAAAAGTAGTAAGAGGCAAACGATTTATTGATGAAATACAGTTTGGAAAACTAAAACAAATACACGATTTGAATATACGAAATGCTTTTGCAGAATATGGAAAGGATGTCAAGGGAAAGTTGTTTGAAACAATCACAACTGGATCAAGAACAGGCAGGGTATATAGATTTAGGGGAGCAGAGCATATAGCAAGTGCACCAGGAGAACCACCAGCAAACCGTGGCGGGAGACTAGCAGGAAGTTTTAAATATAAAACTAGACAAATTGAATTGATAATTTATAGTGGTCTAAATTATGCATTTTTTCTTGAGGAAGGAACTGTAAGAATGAAACCAAGATCATATTTTGAAAAAACAAACGTAGAAAATAGCTATAAACTATATAGGATGTTAAATGACCTACGCGCCTAAAAATATATTGTTACATCTAAAAAGATGGTTGCCACAATTTATAAATTCATTTACGGACGAAACTCCAGTAAGTGCCGAGATTGTAGCTGGTACACCACAAATATTAAGAGTAACACAGAATAATCACGGAAAACAAGCCGGGCAATCTGTATTATTCGCAGGAGCTTTGATTGATAACGGAATAAACTCTGTCAGTCTTGATAGCGGTATATTAACATTTACAACGAATGCGCCTCATGATTTAACAGTAGATTTTTCGACAGTAGAGTTAAGAGGATTTACAGACACTTCGTTTAATGTATGTTTTGAGTTGTCAGGAGTCCCAAGCAACGATACGTTTGAAATACTTAATGACACACTACCTATTTTGAATGGCAATGAAGTATTGAGAGAAAATTGGAGCATGGGGTTAAATGAAACATTTGTAATAGATTCAGCGACAACAAATACATATGATATATTGCTTACAGGGAAACCGGAGTTTGATATATTATCATTGCCACAAATAAATGTAATTAGCAATTTTAGAATGGGTATTGTTGACGACATAAAACGGTTAGAGGAAATATACACAAAAAATGCGCCTTTAAATTTCTGGTTATATGTGATCATGGAAGACGTAACGGCGAGTAAAGACAGAAATCTATTTAATGATGCAATTCGAGCAGACACAGCACAAACAGACCAGAGAATATTAAATCTGGGAAGGTTTTCTATAGTTGTTATAATACCGGTGACAGGACAAATAAGCGCTAAAGATGCTGTGAATATATGTTATGATGAAATATACACAGCTATGCTAAAGGCATTATCAGGAGAAACTTTTGCAGCTGAGGAAGCGACACAATACCTGGCTAATATGATTAGTCATGGCAGTGTTAGGTATAATCGGGCTTATTATGGGCATGGTTATGATTTTGAGCAGCCGTTTGAAGTTGACCAAACAGATACGTTTAGAACATGGGGAAGTCAATCACGTGCATGGAGACGTGTTGAAATAAGTTTTGCAGAATTACAAGATGGAAGTTATATGAATCTGGAGGGATAAAATGAAATATGAAGTTATTAAAAAAACTGGCAGTTTAAAGGTGGGGCAAATAGTTGATGACAAAGACCTGTATATTAGACGAAAAATACAGGAGGGTGGATGCCTTAAACCTTTAGAAAAAACTGAAAAAAAGATGGATAAAACAAGTTATGAGAATAAAGCAATTGACAGCAAGTCATATGACAATAAGTCAGTTGAACATAAAAAAGACGAAAAGAAAGGAGATAACTAATGAGTGTTACATCATTACCACGAGTTACAGCACAACTACTAGCAGCAGCTGGTGTGGTCGGGGCTGAACCATGGAGAATTTTATTAGTAGGACAGATAGGAACAGGCGGCACAGCGACATCCGGGCAGTATTATGCAGATGTTGAGAGCCTGACTAATACACAAATTGAAACATTGTTTGGATCGGCTAGTGAACTTACAGGCAGGATAAAAAAAGCACGGGCGGTAATACTTGGCAGAAGTGCTATAGGGGTTATAGCGCTTGATGAATCTGGCACTGCTACAAATGCCACACTTGATATAGTAGTAACAGGAGCAGCCACAGAAGATGGGATATTGACATTTAAAGCCATTGATGCAGACGAATACACATTTAATGTAAGTGTAACAAATACGGATGCAGCGGCAACAGTAGCGGCAAACATTAAAACAGCCTATGATGCACTTGTAGGAATACCGGCAACGTCCGGAGCAGTAGCAGTTGCCACATTGCCGTTGACAGCCACAGACGGTGGAACTATCCCAAACAAATTTACCGTAAAATGTATTACTGAGGTTGCAGGTCTTACAGTCACAGCAGGACAGTTTAGCGGAGGCACTAATGATCCGGTAACCACAACCATATTTGACAATGTAACATCAATCAGATTTCATGCGATAAGCTGGCCATGGGAAAATGATTTTTCAGAGCTAGAGGATTTCTTGGAAGCAAGAAACGTGATTAACAATGAGTTTTTACACGGAGTAGGATTTATCGGATATGATGACACAGAGGCTAATATAAGTACTAAGGTAAACGGCGGCATACCCTTAAACAGTTACGATTTAATATTTATGGGTAACCGTGAAATTACAGGCGAGGCTGTTAAAGTAACACCTCCTGATTGGAGAGCAGCTGAGTTTATCGCAATAGAGGCTATGAGACAGACAGACGGAGTGCCAATTGCGCAATATGTCACTACGTCAGCTCCGAGAGATGTTGTAGGTAATGCAGGTCTTGCTTCTCTGGCATATTACAACACACCACTGGCATTAACCGATATAGCTGATCCTAATTTGTTATTCACGGGGCAGGAACAGGTAAATCTAAAAAATGATGGTTACACAATAGTAGGTGTTAATAGCAGCAAAACCTCGGCAATTATGGGAGAGGTTGTAACAACCTATAAGTTTGACACGCTTGGTAATCCTGATCCGTCGTTTAAATACCTCAACTATGTAAGAACTGGTTATCTTGCACTTGAAATATTTTTTGCCACATTAAAAGCAAATAATTCCCAAAGCAGATTAACAGAAGGAAGTTTAGTTGATGGCAGACTAATCCAAAATAGAAAATCTATTGAAGCACAGTATCTTGCTATTTATACTCGCCTGTCAGGTCAAGATTTTGTACTTACTCAAGCCGGGACAGATGCTACAAATTATTTTCTTGACAATCTAACGCTTACATTAGATTATGCAAATGGCAAAGTTACGAGTTCTGGCAAGCTGCCAATTGTTACTCAAATAAGAGATTTTGTTGTCACATTTCAATTAAGTTTTACGGTAGGAGGTTAATATGATAGGCAAAAGCACACCTGTAATAGTTATAAATAACATACCGATCGGTGTTGTTCCAAACTCTGTTACATACAAAAAAGGGTTTGGGGAAACAACAGTAAGAGCAGCAAGTATCGGAGGAGGAGCGGTTACAACTGTTCATACCGAGAATGTTGAAAACAAAATAGGTATGGTGAAATTTCAGATACATGTTGTGGACGCACTTATCCAGCAAATGACAACATGGAAAGCAAATATAAATGCAAACACTGTCTCAGGGATTGATGTTAGAGGGATTCCATTCAATTTAATACTTGCCAGTATGGTAAATGATCCTGATATACCACCAACCGCAGACGGCGTTATTGACGTGGAATTTCAGGGCGATCCGATGGCTGTATAAGGGGAATATATGAGAAATAGTAGAAAAGAGGGATTGTTAGTTGTCGAAACAAAACCTTACAAAGTCTCAAAAGACGGTAATTATGTTGATGTAAAAACAGTTATTTGCAAAGACATTACTTATGATACTGAGTTTGTGGCAATGGATTTTGAACAAATGTTTACGACATCGATGTTTAATGCTCCGGCTATGCAAGATCAAAATCAGAGAAATAAAACAATCGCAAATGACAGTAGCAAAGATGTAGAAGATTTTCACAAAAAAGATTGTCCGTCTACAAAAGAAGTTGATGAAGTTGGCAAGGGCTTAAAAATGTTTGCCAGCATGTCGAGAGCAGTACCATTGTCAGAATACGTACAAAAATTTGAGGACTTGATAAATGCAGGTTTAGTATATGCTGGAGATATAAACCAACAAATGACGATACCTATCTGGCAAGGAATACATAGAGATGATAAACTGAAAATCGTCTTTAACTACATGGCTTTTTTCGTAAATCCCTTACAGAATGCTGTCGAGGAGACAAAACAACAGGAAAAGCAAACAGGAGCTATGACAAAATAAAGCATGCTGTAAGGGTATCTATTATTACAAACGGCGGAATTGGATTTAAGGATTTTGTTAACATGAGCAGTTTTGAGCGAGACATTGTAATAAATGAAGTTAATGACTATGTAGAGAAAAACAAATAGGGGTTTAGGTGGCTAATACAATAGAGTATATATATAAACTAATTGATCAATATTCTCCAAAATTAAAAGTTATGAAAAATGCTCAAAAACAATTAATAAAAGATGTGGGAATAGCACAACAACAATTAGCAGGATTACAATCAGGATTTAGAACATTGACAACAGTAGGAGCCATAGCAGCTATCGGAGGATTGACAGCAGCGTTTGTAAAAGGTGTTTCTTTAGCAAGTGATCTGACAGAAGCACAAAACGTTGTATCAACCACATTTAAAGAGGCAACCCCCGTAATGGATGCATGGGCTAAAACAGCACTTGACTCATTTGGTTTATCTGAATTACAAGCAAAGCAGTTTACAGGAACTATGGGAGCATTATTAAAATCTACTGGGATTACTGGCGATAACCTCTCCTATATGGCGCAGGATTTAACCGGATTAGCCGGGGATTTTGCGTCATTTTATAACTTACCACATGAAGAAGCGTTTATGAAACTTAGGTCGGGAATTTCAGGAGAGACAGAACCCCTAAAACAGCTCGGCATAAATATGAGTGTAGCCAACATGGAGACATTTGCGTTGACACAGGGTATTAAAACACAGTGGAAGAACATGTCACAACAGCAACAAACAATGTTGAGGTATCAATTTATCATGAACGCTTCCAGGGATGCGCAAGGAGATTTTAATAAAACATTAGAAGAATCGTTAGCAAACCAGCAAAGAGTATTACAGACCAGGTTTGGGGAAAAACTAGGACAGATAATGTTACCTATATTGCCAAAAATTACAGATATATTCAAAAAACTTAACAAAATAGTAGCCGGGATAAACGCTGAGGAAATAGGATTGAGAATTGTACAGGCATTTGATTTAGCTATGAATATTATTAGTAAAGCAATAAATACAATTAAGATAATGTATAAAATAATTAAACCATTTGTTCCCATGATATTAGGGATGGTAGTTGCATGGAAAATTTACAGAGTTGCAATGATGACGGCTGTAGCAGTTGCGCCAATGATAAAATATGTTAATATTATAATGAGAATGGTAAAAGCTCAAAAATCTGCTAATATTGTACAGGCGATATTTAATGCTCTTATGAGGGCAAACCCAGTAGGAATGGTTATAACAGCAATAGGTATTGCTATTGGATTAACTATAATTCTGTATAAAAATTGGGATAAAGTAATGGAGCTATGGAATAAAGCAAAAAACATCTTTACAGATGTAACTGATAAAATAGCAGATGTTTTCAATGTTGATCCAGAAACTTTAAGAGAAGTTATTATAAATGTTACCAAAATGTTTCTTCCAATTATAGACGTGATTAGAGAAATACAATTGCGGTGGCAATATGTAAAACTGGCATTCACAACAGGCGGTATAGGTCAGGGAATTTTAGCGATAGGTAAAGTTATTGTATCAGCGTTACTCAATCCGCTAGAAGCTATATTGAAAGTAGCTTCTAACATACCAGGTGTTGGGAAATGGGCTAAAAATGCACTACAAGGAATTGCTAACTTTAAAGAAAAATTGTTTGGTGATGAAGAAGCGATGCGAAAAAAACAGGCTGAGATGGACAAAGAAAGAGCCAGGATGCAAGCTGATATTGAAGAAACAAAAAATACAGATATAATGAAATCATTAGAAGATAGACAGAAAAATGCATTATATAACACAGAAAAAATAACAGGAGCGCTAGACCAGGCGGCAGGGGCTACAGAACGATTGACAGTAAAAAGAGTCGGAGATTTAGCCGCAATGTTAAGACGATCACAGTATGATATTAAATACGTGGCAGCGCCTACAACACCAACAGTAGCACCAGTTGTAAATAACCAAAATCAAAATCTTAATGCTAACATGGATTTGAACATATATACTGAAAAAGGGATAGGTATACAACCATTTAACAAATCGGGGAATCTCGGAATGAATATGAATTATGCGAAGTAGGATTATATGAGTAGGACAACAGGGTTATTACCAGCAAGCTATAAATCAGTTCCATTTTTTGTTAGACAGGAAAGTTTAGATGATTATGGACAAAAACGAATTACACATAATTATCCTAACAGTTCAGTGAGGTATGAAGAGGCGCAAGGGGTAGCGCCATTGCAGCTCACTATTGATATATTTTTTCAGGGTGCTAATTATAAAGACGATTTTGAACTGTTCAAATTAGCGGTTGAAGACCAAACTCCGGGTATATTGTCTGTGCCTACATTAGGAGTGTTTGAAAATATAGTAGCAAGACCAGCCTCGGCAAGAATGACACAGGAAAGCATAGGCGAGATTACAACAAGTGTTGTTTTCTCAGAAACGGTAGAAAAACCAGCGCCGACTAGTTCGGTTGCTACAAGCCAGGATGCGTCTGCCTCCGCTAATACAACATCAGGATTAATAGGAGAGTCATTTTGAATTATATTGTACCAGCTACAAATAATAACATAAACGCTATTATCTATGATTTGAATAAATTAGCGGCTGACGTATTGGCAATAACTGGTAATAAAAAAGCCTATAGAGAATTTGTACGTAAAATAAATATATCTATATATAATCGAAACACGCTTGCAAATATTTTGTTTGCACAGACAAATCCTACCGGATATTTAGAAAGAATAAGATTAGAGACAAATAATTATGATATGTTTGTAAAAATTACGTGTTTGGGTTTTGATTATACAAACGAAATGAATGATATTAACAATAACATATTCCCACGACCGAGCGGAACTTCTGAAAAAGTAGTATGTGATTATGGTATTCCAGTATGGAATGAGACTACACAGGAAAGGGAAGTTAGGAATAATAATAGAATAACAATAATAAATAGTTTTCGTCTGTATGGTATAATAGGAATGCTGACTACAGCTACAACTAGAAATTATACAACTGTAAATGATGTAAAAGAAATAAGAAATCAGATAATTGATATATACGAAACACTAATAGAAAATGATACAACTAAAATATTAATACCAGATATAAAAAATGATCTTGATAAACTAAGGGATATAACTTTAAAAGTTTTCGCAAACAAAGAACAAAACGCATACAATACAATATCAATAAAACTAGAGAGAAAATATGCAGCACAGCTTATAAGTTATCAACTGTATGGTGAAAATATTAAAACCGAGACAGATTTGAATAATATTTCTGCAATACTAAAGGGATTAAACACCGAACAACCAGCACATGCTATGCAGGGTGAAATTGAGGTAGTTCAAATATGATACGTGTTGAGGTTAATGGAACCGGATACAATCTATACAAACAAGTTGATATTTCAGGAAGTCTTGATGATTTTTCAAAAGAGGCGCAATTAATAGTAAGCGAGGCAGTGGATTTAAATAGCGTTATAAAAATAAATGATAAGGTTTCTATATATCTTGATGATATAAAACTAATTACAGGGTATGCAGAGAAAGTTAATGATAGCGAGAGTGATACATCACATGATTTAAATTTTAAACTAAGGACTTTAGCAGCAGATATTATAGATAGCAGTTGTCCAGATGATTTAAAAAATGTCGATGGGGTTACGGTATATAAAGACTTAGTATCAAAGGCGGTTACTGGACTAGGATTAAATATAACAATAACAGATAACATAGTAGCTACATTTAATGATGAAGTAAAAGCAGCTGAGACAGGAAAAAATTGTTTTGAGTTTTTGCAGGAATATGCACGAAAAGTACAGGTCTTTCTAAACACAGACGGAGACGGTAATATTATAATCAGGAGACCTGGAGGTGTACTCAAAACACATCTAGTCGAGGGAATAAATATATTAGAGTCTAGCATTAACCTGGACTATTCGCAGAGGTTTGGTACCTATAAGGTTTATTCGAACGCTAATGTAACAGAACAAAAGAAAACAACTAATTTTAATGTGGTTGGAGAGGCAACTGATTCTCTGGTAAGAGATACACGATTATTTGAGAAAATATCTGATAAACCTATGAATGCAGATGAGTGCGCATTTGCGGCTATAGAGGAAGCAAACATAAGGCGGATAAGAAGTTTTCAATATACTGCAAAAGTAGCAGGGTTTAGCGCTAATGGTGAGCTGTGGGAAGAGGGAAAAATTGTTAATGTAACAGATACAAAAAAAGGTGTAAAAGGAATATTTGTAATAAAAGATGTAAGATATAATTTTTCGGAAGCCGGGGAATATACTACATTAACAATGACAGAGCCTGACGCATATACATTAGAAGCCGATCTGTCTACATATAACGCTAATACAGTTGTGTTAGCAGATGTCTATCAGGAGTAATTATGTATTTTAACATAATGCAAAAAATTAAAAATCTAATTAAAAGTACTACAAAAGTAGAAACAGTAGACGAACAAATAATAAAAGTAAAAATATATGGACAGAATAAAAAAGCATTAAAAATAATACCGTATGGGATATTTTATAAATTACCTGACACGTCTGATATATATTGTTTGACAATGCAGGCAGATGGTAATGAAGAATCGCTAGTGACAATTGCTACTGATATAATTAATAGAGACGATGATTTGAATGATAAAGAATTAGCAATAGGGATACCAACACTAAAAGCAAGAATGAGATATACAGATGATGATAAAATAAAGTTTAAAATAGGGGATACTCTCGGCGGAGATAATATGGTAAGGTTTAACGAACTAAAAACAGCTTTTGATCAATTAAAAAGTGATTTTGATAACCATGTTCATACAAATGCAAGCACCGGGTTTAGTTTGGTGGATAGTCTCGCAGGAGCAGTATCGGGAAGCACCGGAAGCCCCACAGTTGCTTCAACAGCGGATATTGATCCTGCAAAAATAGAAGAAATTGAAGTGCCGGAGTTATAAATGCAAGACTTTAAAGTTGAACAATTAGAAGATACTACATTTGATCTGGTAATTGAAAATAAACAGTTTGTGACGGTTGATAGTTTTGAGACAGCTATATATTACCAGATGTTTACTAATAAACGTGCGAGCAGATTTCAAGTGTCTACTCCGCGTGAGCGTGGGGGATGGCTGGGTGATCTGATAACGAAACCCGGATATGAGGCTGGTAGTTATTTGTATACAAAAGCACAAAGTAGAAATACACAAACAGATAAAAACGAGATAGCTGAGTATACAAAACTATGTTTGAAATATTTTCGTAAATATGGTGCAAAAAGAATCACAGCGGAAATAATCGGAGATAACATTGCAGGGACTATCGAGTTGTCGAATGATACAACATTAAAATATAATTCGTTGTGGAGGGCTATTTAATGCCATTATTATTAAAAACAGTTACAGATTTTTATAATTCAATAGTGGGTAAATTTTCAAAAGAATTACCGGAAGTTGATCCTACTATAGAAGCAAGTCTGGCAAAAATGGCAGCCGTTACCAGTGCTGTAGCTGCAAGCAATTTGCAGGAAGGATTAGAGGATGCAGTTGATCAAATGTTCTGGCAAACTCAGGATGGCGATTTCCTTGCCAAAACTGGTGAGTACAATAAAATAACACAAAACGAACCACAAAGCGCTATAGGATTTTGTAGTGTTGAGGGTGTATTAAATACAATAATCCCTACAGGCACAAACCTAACAGGAAATAACGGTTTAACATATTCTGTGTTACAAGATGCAGTTGTGCAAGAATATGAAGGGGAGATAGATTTAAGTTATTCTGGGGGTATTGTAACAGCAATAACAGCCGCAGAACACACATTATCAACAGGAATAACAGTAACAATATCTAATGCTGTGCAAACAGATTACAACGGAACTTTTGTAATAACTGTAATAGACAATGTAACATTTCAATATGAATTGACAGCAGGTAGTCTAACAACAGACAGCGGAGATTATCTAGCCACATATGCATCACTAAACATAGAATGTTTAGCAAGCGGACAAAACACAAATATAGGTGCTGGTGGTACTTTGCAAATAGATGTTGTAGATATAGATGACACTGCATATGCGCAAACAGGTGGAATAAGTGGTGGAACTGATTTAGAAAGCACAAAAGATTTTAAGGTAAGAGTTGGCGAAGCTCAAAATCTTACACCAGGAATTGCGGCTATATCTGGAGAAATATTCTCTGCAAAAAAAATTGCTGGTAATACTAGAGTATTTGTCGAACGTGGGCAAACATCACCTGTAGGAACTCCAGGGGTACCGGGTTATATACCAGCCCTGGGACAAACTGTAATATACGTATTGAGAGATAACGATGTTTCGATAACACCATCTCAAACAATATTAGATGAAACAAAACAACAAATAATTGATGATGGAAACTGGCCAACGTTAACAAGTGATGAAAATTTATATTTATTTGCGCCAATATTAGTACAACAAAATTTTGAATTACAGGACTTAACTCCAAATACTGTAAGTATGCAGAATGCTGTAAGAAATAGATTGATAGATTTTTTCCGTGATAATGCACAGGTAGGAAATCCAACATATACTATATTATTAGAAGACATAAAAACATTTCTAAGAACTATTACAGATGCAACAGGAGCAAGATTGACAGCAGTAACGGTAAACAATCCGTCTAGTAATTTAGTGGCTGCAAGTGGCGAAATATATATAAGAGGAACGGTAACATTTGTATGAAAAATATTAATAGTTTTCGGTCGTTTACAGATGAAGAATCACAAAATTATTTAGCTCAATGCTATCCTGATGGTAAATTAACTGCAAATAGATTTGATAGTGAACGAATAATTTATAAATTTATTAAAAGTTTGTCAATATGGATTAAAATAATAACAGGACAATTATATACCCTGGCAAAAAATACAGATATTGATAGAGTCGATGAATTATTGCCAGAGTGGGAAACATCGACAGAGATTGGTACTAAATATCCTATGCTTGACACGATAGAAAAAAGAAGAGAAGCCGTCAAACGAAAAATATCAAAAATACCTGTATATAATATCCGTCCTGCTGATGATGACGATACAACGATTGAAAACTATGTAAAAAAAATGGTAGATCAGGATATAGTAATAGAACCTGCAAGTGATAGATTGACAACATCAAGTTTTCCAGCAGCATTCCCGATAAAGTTTGGAATACCGTATTTTCAAAGACAATTGTTGTTATATATTTTGATAGATTTGGGAGGTGACGTATTAGCAAACAATCAATTTCCTCTGGAATTTCCAGTAAGATTTTTTAACGCAGAAATACCACAGGCAACAAAAGATTTAATTGATATTGCTTTAAATGATGTTGTTCCATCTTTTATGAATTGGGAATATGAACTATTAATATAGGTAAAATAAATAATTATATAAAGGAGAAATAAATGTTAGATATTGGGGATAAATTAGACAACACAGCGGGGGCTTCTGGGGAATTATCAGCAGATGAATTTAACGACGATAAAAATGAAATACAGGAAAGTGTTGAGGTTACTGGACAGGTGCTAAGTCAATTAAAAACGCCTGGTCAATTAGGTAGAGCAATGTTTATTAATGGAACTAGCGCTCAAACATTTGTAGATTCATCAACCGTAAATCAAATTGTGCTTACGCCTAAAACTGGTGTCACAGGACTTATCTGTCCTGATGCATACGCACAAATGGACGGAATGATAGTTATATTTGACAAAACAACTGCAACGACATCAACAGCAGTGACAGTCAATATAGGTCAAACCACAGGTACATTATTGGGAGCAAAGAATTTAAATTCTGCACCTATCGGGTTGATAGGACAGATAGCGATTAGATATAATCTCTCTTCCGACTACTGGGAGCTTGTTCAAATTAACAGCATGCCTGATATTGGATATATACAAACAGAATTAAATGTAAGTGGAACTAATTTATTAATAGTAAAACCTAAAATTGAAATTGAACCTACACCAGGGCTTAGGAAATTAATTAATCTTAATACGGATGTTACGATAGATTTGACTGCACTTTCTGCAAGCACATGGTATGCGTGTGTAGCACGGGAGGACAACCAGGCTATTAGTGCTGTGACAATTGCTAGTTTGACGGGATGGACGGGAGTATTAGGAAATCAATTAAATATGTATTCAATTTGGGATGCTGATAGAAAATATTGTAGAACAAGCGATGGAGTTAATAATTATAGAGTTTTTGGAGTATTCAAAACAAACGCTACACTAACTGGAGTCACAAGCAATTTTTACATTCCTAATATTCCAAAAACAAGGATGTATGTACAAAGAACTACAAATTTAGCAGTAGCTTCCGGTGGAACAACTATACCATACGATACTATTATATATGATAATAATTCTGAATATATTTCTCCCTATTTTACCTCAAAAAGAACTATCGAAGCTGTTGTATCTATAAACACTTTTCAATACACAACTCCTTTTGCTGGGGTGCGTAATACCTCATTTGGTTTTGCAGGTGCATTGCGTTCACTAACAACTGAATTATCATCATCTCAAATTATAGATCATGTTTTGTCTACTACAGGTACTATAATCCAAAATACTACCATAAATGTTCTTTTAAGTGGTCAAACAGGTACACTGAAGGGAGATGTAAGAAATAATTTTACAATACATGAAATATAAAAATTAGGAGTGTATATGTTGTTATTCAGACAGACAGACGAAAGATGGATAAAAGACTCAATGACCGGTGAAGATGATTTTCCTAACATGAAAGAAAAAGAAATATCTGCACGATGGGAAAAACACAAAAATGGTAAGCGAAACGATACTATAGGACGTTATGGATGTCTAATAACAGCATTGTGTAGTGCATATTGTGAAAAATATAATACCACATTAAGGATACCTTCAAAAGGAAATGAGTTGATGCGATATTACAAGGGATATGAAGCATTACAGGATATATCAAATTGTAAACCATGGGGATATATGGAAAGTAATATTGTTTGGGCAATTGCAAAAATGGTTTTTAAAATCAAAAATATAGATTATTACTGGACAGGGGAAATAGATATTAAACACCCTGATTATTATTATATTGCCAGGGTGCCTTATGATCCACAAAAAATAATGTCTGGTCATTATTGTCTTATTACAGGAAATAATCCTATAAAATATCATGACACTGATTCTGGAGTTATAAGAACAGATTGGAACACAAGACTAAAAGACAAAAACGGTAATTTATTATATTTTATGCATAGAATAGAATTTGAGAAATCATTATGAAAATAACAAAAATAAACAATAATTATTATTTTAAAGATCATGATGGGGAAACATTCAAAAGTATTGGATGTAATAGTGTTTCACCAGGCGGAAGTGTTGACTATATTACAAAAAGAAATATATTTAAAGAAACATATGATAAAAAATTTAAGAGTGATTCTGACTGGATTGAATATATAAATAGTTTTATGGATGAAACTAAATTAAACACTTATGGGGCATGGTGTAAAGGCAATCTTGGATATTTTAAATACTCAACACCTATTATATATACATCAAAAAATAACGGGGGTACTGATAACGATTACACAAAAAAGGAATGGCGTGATTATGCAGAACAGCAGATAATGGAACAACTGGCAAAAGATAAAGATAAAAAAATCCTGGGCTATTTTATTGGTAATGAAATGTGGTGGGGACGTGATTGGAGAAAGTTCAGCAATCAAACAAAAGAGCAAACAGAGGCTTTTTTTGAAACTACAAATAGTATATTAAAGAATTGTTCTAATACGCTTAATTTAGGAGTAAGATTTGTAAGTGCATGTACACCAAGATATGTATTGAAAATTGCAGGTAAATATTGCGATGTCATAAGCGTAAATTTCTATAAATTAAGAATGGGGTTAGAGTATATATTTCCGGTAATATTAGGTCACACAATGACATTAAATTGTCTAAAGAGATTTTATCAGATATCAGGAAAACCTATACTTATATCAGAATTTGGTTTCCGTGCTATTACTGAAAATACTCCTAGCACGATAAAAAGAATTTATCCCCGGTATAAAAACCAAAAACAAAGAGCAGAACAACTAAGAAATTTTATAAGGATGACAAATAAGCCCTGGATTGTTGGTTTTCATCATTTTGCATATGTTGATCAGCCGGCAGGGGGAAGATCAAACCCGGCCGATGGAGAAAATAATAATTTTGGGTTAATTGATGTGTATCTAAAAGAATATTATAAATATACAGATGTATTTAAGGAGATGTTATGAGTGATCAAGAAACGCCTATATCAACAGGAGAAACTAAAGAAGAGCCTAAAAAAATGACTACCGGAAAAATACTTGGGTCAATTGCGTTTATTGTATCGGAAATATTGGTTATGATGGGTGGAGCTTATTGTATTCTGTCATTGTTTTCAGAAAACGGTATGGATTCTAACACATTTGTAGCTACATTGACATTCCAGGGAACAATATTTGTAACTGTCTGGGGCGCTAAACTCGGAAGTAATTTCGCTAAGAAAAAATAATCATGGATTGGCAATTAGAGCATGAATGTTTACAAGCACAGATTCAAGAAATGTTAAAATATAAATGGCTAAAATCTGAACAGCTTGGATATGACGTAGGCGAAATCGCAATATATGAGTGGATACGATTATTTGCTGCTAAATTTAGAAATGAGTGGGAGAAAAACAATGGTATATGCAATAATAATAGGAACTATTATATTAACAATAACAATATTGATAATAACAATAATTGTTATGTCAAAAGTGATTAAAAGAAAAAACAAAGAAATAAATAATTTAAAAGAAACTGTTAAGATGAAAGAAAAAAATCTTACTATATTAAAAGATTATCAAAATGCTAAAGATGAAATTATAAAAGACAATTATCATGTTAAGCAGAAAATTAAGGAGGCACAAACAGATGAAGAAATTAACAACGTTATTGATTCTATTATTGATGCTAACAATAAGCGGCTGCAAAACGACTGAATATGTTTATCCGAGTTATGATTATCCGGTAACTCCAGCACCAGTAATTTATGATAAGATTATAATAAATAAACTTATTGAAAATATGACAGTTGAACAAAAACAGTTATTTGCAGAGTTTTTAAAAGATATTGATGATAAACAAAACGAATGGGAGTTATGGGCTGCGAAAGTAATTGAGTTGACAACAAATGAATGAATACATGATTTTAGGTATATTAATAATTTCAGTTATTGTTTTGATAATTATAATTATAGCAATATTTAAAAAAGCAAATCTGAAAATAAAATCTAAATTTGGTGAAATAAATCTTAATGATAACGAAATAAAGATAAAAAAAATAAATGATGATTTATTTTGTGTATCACAGTTAAAAATAGATCAGATTGCTGAGGATATTATTAGAGCTAATGATAATATACATTTTCTGAGAAAACAAATTATAGAAAAACAAATGATTATTGTAGAAAGAAATAAAGATATTATTATATATAAGATCATGAATATTGTAAAAAATGAATTTGAATTAAATGAGACGGAAGAGAAATATAAACTATTAAAACTGTTTATTAATACGGGAATGGTTGAATTTATAAATACAATGAGAGTAATATTAAAAGAAAATCATTTATATAAATATGACAATATAAATGAATGGGAAAAATATAAAGATTTTGTTAACAGTTATGTTTTTAGTAAAGTCCAGTCAAAAATAAATGATATTAGTTTTTCTTTTGATATGCTATCTCGATCAGAATTTATAAAAAAGTGTGGTGAAAAAATAAACGAATTAAACGACACACACATAAAAACTTTATTAGAAGAATGTAAAGAAATTTCGACAGATATACACATAGACATATTAAAAGATGCAGAAAAACAAAATAATATTAAAATATTAAAGGGGGAATAATATGAGAGTAATATTATTACACGGGGCATGGCATGGTGCATGGTGCTGGTTTCAAATTGAAAAAATGCTAAATTATAGTGGTATAAACACAATAGCAGTAGAACTCCCCGGACATGGCATATCTAAAGAAAATCCTGGTAATATAACATTACAAAACTATGTTAATATTGTAGATCAAATAATTGATAAAAAAACTATAATAGTAGCACACAGTATGTCTGGTATTGTTTTAAGCACATTACTAGAAAAATATCCAGATGTCACAGGAGTATATTTGTCAGCATTTGCACCAGCAAACGGAAAATCATTATTAGATTATGCGATGACAGATATTGATAGTATCGCTGGAAAAAATCTTATTGTTGATGAAGAAAATAAAACAGTTGATATTAATAGAGAATGTATAATTGATGCGTTTTATAATGAGTGTGATACGATGTATCATTATTTAGCAAGACAATTATTGACAATAGAACCATTAATACCATTTACCGAAAAAATGGTATTGGGTACAAAATATAAAATTGCAAAAAAATATTATATATCAACATTGTTAGATCATGCTATTAGTTATGATTTACAGCAACAAATGATTAATGATAATGAAATTGAAAACATAATTAACATTGAAACAGATCATTCTATGTTTTTTTCTAATTATAAAAAATTAGCAAAAATATTATATACTATTATTAAAAAAAATAATGAATGAAAAAATATTAGAAAAAGCCTTGGATAATCCCGATGCAGTTGTAAAGCTGTTTGATCTGATTGGAGGCATAAAAGGGCTTATTGTATTAGGCTCTTTTTTTTTGATTGTTTACATAATCATAAAATTTATTAATCGAGGGTTAGAGAGTTTAATTAATATAATTAAAAGTCATAGAAAAGAAATAGAAATAAAACAAGCTGAAAAAGAAAAACGTGAAATAGAAAAACAAAAAATAGAAAATAAAAAAAAAGAATTAGAACTACAGGATAAATATTATATCCTGATGGAAAAGGCTGTGTTTAATTCAGAAAAAGACCGCCAGTCGTTTCACCTCGCAATGGAAAAACTGGGGATTTATCCGAGCATAGAGCGACTTAGTAAAATGATATGTAGTTATACAGGCACAGATAAGGGATTAATTATAATTTTAAAAGGACAGATTTTATCTTATATAGAACCGCTGGAGTTAGGGTTTACCAGTCACAAAGATTATAATGAGTTATATACAACAGCTAAGTCTTTAATCAATATAAAAATTATAGATAAATTAAAACAAGATTTTCTATCCAATACGGAAGCATTAATATCGATTGAGAAGGACTGTACACAAATATTAGATTTTTTTCTTTCGCAAATATGGGAAGATTATATAAAAGTAAAAAGATTTAGAGAGTTAAGATTATTGTTAGATGCGCAGGAAGAGGAAAGGGAAGGCCTAAATTTTATTGGATACCAACTAAATGATGCAATCATCTCGCAATATTCGTTTAGGGTCAAAAATGATGACAAACTTAATTATTTACTCAAATGAATTTTTAGCTTACACCATTCAGGTATAACATTATCAGTAAAATAATCTCCAATTATTCTATTTTCTTTAGCACAATATAAAACCCATGTATAATAATCAACTTCACAATATTTGCAGTCAGCACATTTATTTATATAATATATTTTCATTTCAATTCCAAAGTAATTTTTGTAAAATTATTTACCTCTGATTTAATTTTAAATCCATAATCATATTTATTGCAAAAATCTATAACCTGCCTTTTTCCGTTTCCTGAACCATTTATTTTTGTTGTATTACCAAGTGAAAATTTATTACATTCTAAACAATTGTTTTTGCCGCAAATACTACATATCTCAATACCGGTACCCTGGTCTGTTATTTCAACATATATATATTCATCAATTCTGTTTGCAGTTATATAGATATTAGGCTTTATTATATCTTCAGATGCCTCTATAGCATTTTTTAAGATGTTCATAAAAGCCTCTTTGAATTCGCATGCGTTGATGTTGATTACTAGATTATTAGAATAACTGGTAATGAAATTATATTTGTCTTTTATACGATATAGATATAAAACAGCTTCAATAATATCCTTTACATCATTTAACATCATATCATTAGAGATGCCAAATTTAAGATAGTTTCTTTCGTTATTTACGAGTTTAATAGCGTCATTTATAGATTTTAATGACACATCAACATAGAGGAATATATCCTCAGTTTTTGATAAGTCAGTTTCTATATAATCGCCTAAAAGTTTAACCTGTGCTAAAACATTTCCTATGCTGTGTAGCGTGTTAGAAGTAGCTTTTCCTATTTCAGTCAAAGTGTTTTTCATTAATAGTTCTTTAGTTATTTTATTGATCTCTTTGTTTTTAATATCAATCTCGTTGTTTTTGGTTAGTATTTCTGTATATAATAACTTTGCTTCGTTAGATATATTTATGTTTGTTTCACGCAATTTGATGATTATGTTATTAGAAATACTTATGATTAATTTTAACGACAATATTAAAATAATAGAAAACGCAAAAAAATAAAAATATTGATTAAGATAACTAATTGTAAATTGAATAATATCAAATTTATAAATATAAAACTTGATAACATAAGCCAGAATAAACCATGTTATTAATAAAAATAATTTATGTTTTTTAATATCGTAAATAAGAGACTGATCACCGAGAAATCCATACGCTAACATTAAAACAATTGCACATGCCAGAAACGGGAACTCTGCTACAACCCCTATTTCATTGTTGATCAGTATACATAATGTTGATGCTAATAGAAGAGTTGCTACCTGTATATATCGAGATATCCTATGAGGAATAAACGTAAATGCCATTAATATTGTGCATAATAGAACATATTTAACACTATTGACATTTAGTGTGTTGATTAAGTTGCTTTGTCTATAATCATTAAAATTTAATACGGTAGACCAGATACCGCCTACCGTAAATAATGACGCTGCTGCAAAATGGACATGATTTCTGACTTTTTGCAAATCATCAATTCTTAAATATGTCATCTCCAGAATGCTCTTGCATAAGATAGAGGATCAATTACAGAATCCAACTCAGAAACCTCAAATATACTATCAGATTTTCCAGCATTGGCTTTTTGTAATTTAGCAATCTCATTACCTACATTTATGCCATCGTTGACAGGGTTGTATTTGTTTATAAGTTTATCTTTTATAGCTTTTTTCTCATATCCGTAGATTGCGATTTGCGCAAGTGCATTGATGCCGTAATCAATTTTATCCTGGTTACATCCATATGCAATCAAGATTTTCTCAATCACTTTAAAACGCTCTTTAATGTTTTTTGACTTTGCTGGATGTAAATTATATTTCATTTCACCAATAAAGATGTCCGTCAAAACCAGTTGACATTCCTCAAGATATTTCACTTTTCCTGCCTCAGGAATTGTCAACAAAAATTCTAATACTTTTGATTTAGGTTTTTTAACCATTTGCATAATTTCTTGTTTTGTCATTGTAGCTCCTTTTTATTATTATACTTCATTTTAAAATATAATTCTTTTAATTTTGTGCCACATTGTGCACATAGTTCATAATTTGTAATATACCCGCAGTCGCAGCGGTATAATACGTTTCCGTTATGTTCAGCTAAAATAATCATTGTTTTTCCTTAAAACGGGATATCTTCAGAATGGGATATCGTCATCCGGGGTATCCCCGAAAACCTGATTAACATTATTTTTCATTTGATCTATTTATTTGTCAATATTTGAGTCTATTGTATTCCAGTCTATATTTACGCACGCAGTTGCGAAAACTTTCGCAGCATAATCAATAAATGCCTGTTCAGAACTAATGCCTTTATTTTGTAAATGATTCCAGACTAATGATTCTAAATGCCAGAATTTGTCAATAGACACATTATTCGAACTTTTACCATATTGTTTATAGTTGTCAGTTTCGGGTTTTGTATCGGTGATTTTATACACTGATACATTATTATGTTGCAATTGGTAATTATCAAGCTCGACATTGTAAACACCGGGTTTAAGATTTTCTGCAATCCATTTCGAAAATGAGTATATACCGACATTCTGCATTACCTGATTTTGTTCATTTGTGCCATTAACCATCCATTTGAATTTTGTCATTGGCTTCCCATCACGGGCTGTAAAACTTTCAACAGGGAGAGTTTTAATAATTTCTTTAATTGTAAATCTCATTTTAATTTCCTTTCTAATTTCATAAATAATGTTTTCTCGCCAGTATCAAAAATATCTTTGATATAAAAATCCACATCGAAAATACCTGTTAGATAATTGCTTTTTGCAATAGCTCTAACATCATTCTCTATTTGTTCATTGTAACAGCTAAACTGAAAAGTTAAATCATTAGCGTCTAACAGATATCTGATATTTAATTCGTCAAAATATTCGACAATCCACAACAATTCATCAGAAAATATTGTTTTCTTTTTATACTCATTTAATTCATTTTCAATTTTTTCTTTTACGTCTAATTCATTCATATTTACTCCTCATATTTCTAATACCTCTATACTCGGGCTGTATATAATAGATTTATCACCTCCCGACAATTCCCACTCATGATGCAATAAAATAACATCCTCTATTCTATTTAGAGCGTGGGGGCTAAAAACTTCTACATAACGAATGCCAAATGGTTGATTTTTTTCGCACAAAACAAATATAAATCTGATCTGTTTATCCGGGTATCTAGCCTGCATTACAGTTTTATATAGCTCTGATTGCCAATCATATTTGTAATTAATAAAATCCCAGCGCTGGTTTTTATATGCGTTTTCTACTGTTTTGAGATCAAATATCAAGATTGTATTATCGTGTTCAAGATACAAATCCGGTTTAATTTTAATCGAAAATTCTATATCATATATCCTGGCAGTTGCGAAAAATCCCTGTTCTATTATAGAATTCACAATTATTTCCCCAAATGTCATAGAATCATTGCAAAAGAAAAAATCAAAATTTAATAGATTATTTCGCATAGAAATATATTTTTCCATATCGTGTGTTTTTATAATTTCTTTGTTTTTATTATTCTCTTTAAATTCTTTTCCTTCTTTTGTTGCTAACGATAATGATGTAATAGCATAATTAGCATTAAATATTTCTGGCTCTAATACGAATTCGTGAAATAATTTCCCGTCTCCCAGCGCTTTTGACTTAGTTCTAGTAAATGCATGTGCCGGGGAAATTGCAAATTTTGCAAGAAAACTTTTTGATAATGCAGGAACTTTGTAATAGTCATTAGTTATAATTTCGGTATTAATTATTTGCATATGCTCACCTTTCTATCAGTTAATTTATTTTTAATCTGGTCTGGTATTGTATATATACGAGCATAATAATGCATACAATACACACACCGGCTACTATGACTATACTGATATTTACAATCTTTACAGGTCATTTCCAATTCTCCTGATTATATTCTCTATCGCCACAATACCAGATGATGTGACTTTAGTAACTGGTATAGCCTCTCCGGTGGGGATGACTTTTTCTTTTACCTCAAAATATCCTGCGTCAATAAATTGTTGATATGGAACG